GTGGGTGATGGTGTCCCAGATGCTGTCGAACCAGGCTCGGGCCTGCTGGACGAACTGGTCTCCAGCGTCGCCCTCGTCGCCAGCCTGGCCGTAGCGGAGGGCGCGAACGTCAAAGCGGTCCAGCGAATGCTGGGCCACGCCTCAGCGGCGATGACCCTGGACGTCTATGCGGACCTCTTCGAGGACGACCTCGATGCGGTCGCGGACCGCCTCGACCAGGCGGTAACCGGCCGTAGTGCGGACTATTTGCGGACCGACCACGCCGGACCGGCCTTCGACGCGGTCCGGCCGCCTGCGAAGAAGCAGGTCGGAAAGGTGGGCCGGGCGGGACTCGAACCCGCGACCGAGGGATTATGAGGACCACCGGTCTAAGCGCTGTACTACAAATCCCCTGACCAGCATATACGCGGGGTCGCGGATCCGCCTGTAGAAACAATCCCTTGCTGTACAGAGTGGGCTCTTCACTGCCCACTCTCGGCCGTCTCGTCGTGGCGCTCTCGGGCGAGGTCCTCGAAGAGTGCGATCACTCCCTGCGCGGCCCGAAGCTTCTCGCCAGCCGGCAGTGGCAGTGCCCTGATCCGCTCGATCTCTTCCGCCAGGCCCGACACGGCTGTTCCGGCACGCTTCGGCCGTCGCGCTTCCTCGGTGAACGCCTGAACTGCCTCAGGGTCGTTGGGGTGGCCTGCTGCGGCGAGTGCTTTGGCGGGCTCGGCTCCAACTGCTAGGGCTGCTGCGACGACGGTTCCGCCTGGGCCGCGGCCCAGGCGTACGAGTTGGCGCCAGCGTCCTTCCGAGAAGCCGGCGCGCTTGCCGGCTTCTCGGAGGGTGATGCCGGTGCCGTCTGTTTGTCGGCGTGCATCTTCGAGCAGTTGGCCGAGCTCGGTGGGCGCGAGATCGGTCATGGCTCCAGCGTAGGGCAAGGTACGCGCAAGTACGCAACATCAAACATGAATGAGCCTGGGCCAATACTTGCGTATCTCGTGACATTCCTGAGCGTACTTTTCTGCGTACAAGCTTGCGTAGTACGCGGCTGTACGCAAGTATCTAGGTCATGACCGACACGGCACCCAGGTCCTACCGGGTTCCCGGCGGCGTGGACGGCGTACGCATTCGTCGCCTCCGCGTGGAAGCCGGCCTGACTGGCGCGATGCTCGGCGAGCGCGCCGCCACCAGCAAGCAGCACATCTCCGACATCGAGCGCGGCCGCCGCAGCTGCGGTGCTCCGCTCTTGCGCCGGATCGCTGCGGCCTTGGGCACGACCAGCGCCAACCTGATGCGCAGCCAGGAGGCCGTACGTGCCGCCGACTAGCGCAATCAGTACGCAGAATCAGGCACAAAGTACGCGTGGAGTACGCATGCGGTGGGCGCGTGTGAATTCCCCGGAAGCGCGACGGCTCCAGCGGGCTGGTGCCTGGTGACGCCGGCCGAACGGACCCTGAGGGCCCGGATCGCCGCGAACACCAGCTGGGGGAAGACCGTCGACCGGACGGCGCGGACCGAGGCGGCCCGTAAGGCGCTGCACGACCGGTTCGAGACGCAGGTCCCTGCCGAGATCACTGACCCGCAGGCCCGTGCTGTCGCCGCCGAGAACCTCCGGAAGGCGCACTACCAGCGGATGGCTCTGCGCTCGGCCCAGTCCCGGGCACGCAACCGCGTCTAGCAGCGCAAACACCCGAGCGGCCCCGCCTCGCTTCTCCGGCACGCGGGACCGCCCAGACACCCCAAGGAGTACCACATGAAGTACGAGCCGCCGACCAACCCCAGCCTCTGGCAGGCGTTCCTCGCCGACGAGGACGGCTACATCACCACCGTTGCCGAGGCCTTCGACGAGTACGGGCCGGAGAGCAACGTTCGGGTCAGCATCCGCTGTCTGTCCGCCCTGCCGGTCCCGCAGACCCCCGGTGCCGAGGACGGCGTGTGGCGTCTGCCCGGCAGCTCCGAGGAGGGGCACATCGCCGCCGAGTGGCAGCTCGAGATGGTCGACGACCTCGGCGAGACCGACCACATCGACCGGCAGCTCCAGGCTGCTCAGGCGATGGCCGCCGGCCTGAACGGGGCGCTCGCCAACCAGGGCGACTGGAACCGCGGCACCGAGCTGGCCGCCACGCTCCACGACCTGGCCGACAAGCTCGCCGTCTACACCGGTCCGCTGACCAAATACACCCGGCTGAGCTTCCACTTCGTCGCCGGGGTGTTCGAGCAGGCCGAGGCCATCGCTAACGCCGACCAGCTCGGGCTGCACCTGTTCGGCGCTCCGGGCAAGCCGGTACAGGTGGGCGCCGGCTGGCGTCACCAGTCCAGCACCGAGACGGCCGGGCTTAAGGCCGAGGTGTTCGCGAGCATCCCGGACCCCGGCGAGACGATCCTGCTCGCTCGGATCGCTGAGCTGGAGGCCAAGCTGGCCGGGGGTGCCCGGTGATCGCCGAGGCCATCGCCGTCGCCGCAGTCCTGGCCCTGGTCGTCGTCCACCTCCGGCTGCGATTCCACCGGCGCCGCGCCGACCGCGGCGACACCGCCAACGGGCTCCTGCGTAACCGCAAGCAGCAGCTCCGCAGGGAGCTGGCGATCGCGGCCGCCGAGCGGGACACCGCGATCGCCGAGCTGGAGTCGGCCGTCGCCACGGTCGCCGAGCTGCGCGCTCAGGTCGACGAGGGCCTCCGCTGGCGCAACGAGCTGCGCCAGGCCTCGGCCGAGCAGGAGTCCCTCCTGATGAAGCCGCACCCGAACCGCAGCCGGCGCCAGCGCCAGGCCGACATCGAACGGGCCGCCTGGGTCTCCCAATGGGACGCCCGCTTCGCCGCTCCGGCCGTCACACCACCGCACGAGCAGGACGGAGACACCCAGTGACACGCCAGCACATGGTCGCCGCCGCGATCGTCCTCATCCCCGCCATCCTCGTCGCCATCGTCCTGGTCGTCGCCGGGGTCGCGACGTCCAGGCAGCGGCAGCTCGGCCCGGAGCACCCGGGTGTCTCGGAGAGCACCGAGCCGCTGCCGCCCGCCTGCGACCCGCACACGCCGACCGTCGTGCCGCAGCCGCAGCCGCACCCGTTCCCGGCGTTCGTGCCGGCCAAGCCTGCCGGACGGCACCACGAGGACAGCGTCGAGCTGGTCCCGGCCGACTGGATGCCGCCGGTCGGCGCCGACCGGCTCAGGGCGATGCAGCAGACCCGCGTCCTCTGGCTGCCGCTGGACCCGCGCCGCAAAGAAGGCGGATCCCGATGACGTTCGAGCTGCTCATGGCCCTGATCTCCCTCTCCTGTTTCGCCTACGCGGCCTACGAGCTGGTGATGGAACAGCGCGAGCAGGCCACCGCCCTCGCCCGGATCCCGCGCCCCCGGAGGGCCTCATGACCGCCCCCACGATGCAGCCCTCCGTCGAGGACGGCCTCGACCTGGTGCGCCGACACCAGGCCGGTGACCGGGAGGCGTTTGCGGAGATCTACCGCATCCACTACCCGCTGGTCTTCCGGTTCGCGTCCCGTCGGGTGCTGGACCGGCAGCTCGCCGAGGACCTCGCGCAGGACACGTTCTGCAAGGCGTTCGCCCAGTTGGGCACGCAGTTCGAGTGCCGTGACAAGGCGATCGGGGCGTGGCTCTTCACGATCGCCCGAAACCTGGTCGCCGACCACTTCAAGCGGTTGTCGACCAGGTTGAGCCGGCCGTCCGGCGCCGTCACCAGCCCGTTCGAGAACGGTGCGTTCGACCTTCTAGATCCGGTGCCGGCGGCGGACGAGCCGGTCCTCGCGGCGCTGCGGAGTCAGGACCTCGCGGCGGCACTGCTGTACCTCACTGACCAGCAGCAGACCGTGCTCATCCTGCGGTACTTCCGGGGCTTGTCGGTCGTCGAGACGGCCCGGGAGATGGGCATCGCCGAGGGCGCGGTCAAGGCCGCGACCTACCGGGCGACCCGCAACCTGGCCCAGCGCCTGGATGTGGAGGACTGGCTGTGACCACCGTCCACACCGTGCCCGTCCGGGCCTGCTGCGGCGCGCTGCTCAGCGACCTCTGCGGCTGCTCCGGCATCCCGCCCCAGATCACCGAGTGGCCGGCCACCCCGGCCTCCCAGCGGCTCCGTGCCATCTGGGAGGAGTTCCTGCGCGGCCCCGCCACCGACCCCGCCAACGCCGACGACTCGAAGGGGCAGCCCCGTTGACATCCTCCCCGCCCTGAAGGGACGGGGATTCCGGTGGTCGCCCACCGGGTTTCCTACTTCTCAGCCTGCTGCCCCGGACGGAGGTTTCCGTTGAGGTCTTACGCCAGCTCCATAGGCCGACACCGCCTGCCCGGCGGCCAGGATGTTGCGTGCCGCGTTGACGTCACGGTCGTGGGCGGCCCCGCAGGGGCAGGTCCACGACCGCACGTTGAGCGGCATTTTCTCGGTGAGGTGCCCGCAGGCCGAGCAGACCTTGGACGACGGGTACCAGCGGTCGATCACGACCAGGTTCCGGCCGTACCACTGGCATTTGTAGGTCAACTGTTCGCGGAAGGTGGTCCAGGCCGCGTCACTGATGGCGCGGGCCAGGGTGTGGTTCTTGACCATGTTGCGCACGGTCAGGTCCTCGATCACGAGCGTTTGGGTCTCACGCACGAGCCGAGTGGTCAGTTTGTGCAGGTGGTCGCGGCGCCGGTCGCTGATGCGGGCGTGGATGCGGGCGACCTTCAGCCGGGCCTTGTCCCGGTTCCTGGAGCCCTTTTCTTTACGGGCCAGTTCCCGCTGGGCGCGGGCCAGCCGCTCACGGTCGGCGCGTTCGTGACGGGGATTGGTGATCTTCTCGCCGGTGGACAGGGTGATCAGGTGGTCGAGTCCGGCGTCGATCCCGACCGCGTTCTCGACGGTCGGGAGGGGTTCGATCGTGTCCTGGCAGAGCAGGGACACGAACCAGCGGCCGGCGCTGTCGCGGGACACGGTCACGGTCGACGGCGACTGCCCTTCGGGCAGTGGCCTCGACCAGACAATGTCCAGCGGGGTGGCCGTCTTGGCCAGGGTCAGTTCGCCGTTGTTCCAGCGGAACGCGGACGGGGTGAACTCGGCCGAGGCCCGCGACTTGTGTTTGGACTTGAACCGCGGATACCGGGCCCGTTTCTCCCAGAACGCGGCGAACGCACCTTGCAGATGCCGCAGGCCCTGCTGCAGCGGCACGGCGGAGACCTCGTTGAGGAACGCGAGTTCCTCGGTCTTCTTCCACGCCGTCAGCATGGCGCTGGTGGCGTTGTAGTTGACCCGCTCCCGGCGCTGATACCAGGCGGTGGTGCGGGCCTCCAGGGCCAGGTTGTACACCTTGCGCACACACCCGAACGTCCGGTTCAGCAGGTCGGCCTGCTCCGGAGTCGGGTGGAAGCGGAACTTGAAAGCCCGCTTCACAGCACGTTCGGACACGGCTCACAAGCTAACACACCTATGTGGAACCACCCTCGCGGACGGTCCGTGGGTAGACGCCCATCCGCCTTGACGGCGAATGGGCTGTCCCTGACCTGCTCCGCAGGGGTTCCGTTTCCTCTCCGGCCTGAAGGCCGGAGTCTCCACGGAGGAATCTGATGACCGCGCTCAAGACCCGCAAGCCGACCGGCCGCGTCCCCTGGCCCCTCATCCTCATCGAGGGCGGCGAGAAGAGCGGCAAGTCCTGGGCCTGCGCCCAGTTCTCCACCAGCAGCCGCATCGGCCAGATGTACTGGATCGACCTCGGCGAAGGCTCCGCCGACGAGTACGGCGCCATCCCCGGCGCCAACTACCTCGTCGTCGAGCACGACGGCACCTGGGCTTCGATCCTCGGCGCGGTCACCGCGGTCCGCGACGAGGCTCAGCACGCCGCCGATGCCGGCCAGCCGCCCGTCGTGCTGACGATCGACTCGATGACCGCCGAGTGGGACCTCCACAAGGACTGGGCCTCCGACAAGGCCCGCCAGCGGCACAACGCCAAGGCCCAGAAGTACGGCAAGGCCCGGCTCGCCGCCGACGAAGAGCCCACCATCTCCATGGACCTGTGGAACGAGGCCAACGCCCGCCACCGCAAGCTCATGACGATCCTGATGACCTTCCCCGGCATCGTGCTGATCACCGCCCGGGGCAAGGACGTCGCCGCCCTGGACGACAACGGCAAGCCGATCGAGCGCAAACGCGAGTACCGGGTCGAGGGCCACAAGACGCTCGGGTTCGACGTGTCGTGCTGGATCCGCCTCGACCGGTCCGAGCCGGGTCTCGTGGTCGGGCTGCGGTCGGTGCACACCGGGATCCGGCCCGGCTACGACGACCCGTTCAAGCTGGCCGCCGACTGGTCGATCGAGGGCATCGTCTTCGACGCGTTGAAGTGCGACCCGGGCACGGCACACGTGCGGGACCTGGTCGAGACACAGCCCGCCGAACCGGAGGTGGAGTTCGCCTCCAAGGACCAGCTCAACCAGATGTTCGGCCTGTTCCAGCGGGCGGAGATCTCCAGCCGCGAACAGGGCATGGCCTACATCGCCGACGTGGTCAAGCGTGAGGTCGACCAGACCAAGGAGCTGACCGCCGCCGAGGTCAACCAGGTGATCGCGAAGCTGGAGAGCTACCTCCAGCAGCAGGAGCCGGTCGGGGCGGGTGCGCGATGAACGACATCACACAGGACCCGAGGATCCTGGCCCACATCGGCCGCCTCGTCGCCGCGGCCCCGCCGCTCTCCGCGGAGCAGGTGGACGGGCTGCGCCTGATCTGGCACGGGCCGACCCGGATCGCCGCACCGCTCACCCCGACCATGGGGGAGGGGCAGCGTTGACATCCTCCCCGCCCTGAAGGGACGGGGATTCCGGTGGTCGCCCACCGGGTTTCCTACTTCTCAGCCTGCTGCCCCGGACGGAGGTTTCCGTTGAGGTCTTACGCCAGCTCCATAGGCCGACACCGCCTGCCCGGCGGCCAGGATGTTGCGTGCCGCGTTGACGTCACGGTCGTGGGCGGCCCCGCAGGGGCAGGTCCACGACCGCACGTTGAGCGGCATTTTCTCGGTGAGGTGCCCGCAGGCCGAGCAGACCTTGGACGACGGGTACCAGCGGTCGATCACGACCAGGTTCCGGCCGTACCACTGGCATTTGTAGGTCAACTGTTCGCGGAAGGTGGTCCAGGCCGCGTCACTGATGGCGCGGGCCAGGGTGTGGTTCTTGACCATGTTGCGCACGGTCAGGTCCTCGATCACGAGCGTTTGGGTCTCACGCACGAGCCGAGTGGTCAGTTTGTGCAGGTGGTCGCGGCGCCGGTCGCTGATGCGGGCGTGGATGCGGGCGACCTTCAGCCGGGCCTTGTCCCGGTTCCTGGAGCCCTTTTCTTTACGGGCCAGTTCCCGCTGGGCGCGGGCCAGCCGCTCACGGTCGGCGCGTTCGTGACGGGGATTGGTGATCTTCTCGCCGGTGGACAGGGTGATCAGGTGGTCGAGTCCGGCGTCGATCCCGACCGCGTTCTCGACGGTCGGGAGGGGTTCGATCGTGTCCTGGCAGAGCAGGGACACGAACCAGCGGCCGGCGCTGTCGCGGGACACGGTCACGGTCGACGGCGACTGCCCTTCGGGCAGTGGCCTCGACCAGACAATGTCCAGCGGGGTGGCCGTCTTGGCCAGGGTCAGTTCGCCGTTGTTCCAGCGGAACGCGGACGGGGTGAACTCGGCCGAGGCCCGCGACTTGTGTTTGGACTTGAACCGCGGATACCGGGCCCGTTTCTCCCAGAACGCGGCGAACGCACCTTGCAGATGCCGCAGGCCCTGCTGCAGCGGCACGGCGGAGACCTCGTTGAGGAACGCGAGTTCCTCGGTCTTCTTCCACGCCGTCAGCATGGCGCTGGTGGCGTTGTAGTTGACCCGCTCCCGGCGCTGATACCAGGCGGTGGTGCGGGCCTCCAGGGCCAGGTTGTACACCTTGCGCACACACCCGAACGTCCGGTTCAGCAGGTCGGCCTGCTCCGGAGTCGGGTGGAAGCGGAACTTGAAAGCCCGCTTCACAGCACGTTCGGACACGGCTCACAAGCTAACACACCTATGTGGAACCACCCTCGCGGACGGTCCGTGGGTAGACGCCCATCCGCCTTGACGGCGAATGGGCTGTCCCTGACCTGCTCCGCAGGGGTTCCGTTTCCTCTCCGGCCTGAAGGCCGGAGTCTCCACGGAGGAATCTGATGAACCGCGCCGACCAGGTCGCCGAGATCCTCCGCATGGAGGCCCTGGCCACCGCCGCCAAGGACCGGGCCGGGAGCCTCCGGCAGCAGCTCGCCGACGACGCACGCGCCGAACTCGACCAGCAGGGCACCGCCCCGTCGTGGCGCCTGCCCGACCTCGGCACCGTCGCGCTCCCGCTGTCGAAGGAGACCGCGTACATCTCCGACATCGCCGCGCTGCTGGCCTGGTGCCAGCAGCGGTACCCGGGCGAGGTCGAGACCATCCACCAGGTTCGGGCTTCGTTTCAGGCCGCCCTGCTGGCCCGGACGGTGCCGGCCGGGGATGTGGTGGTGGACCCGCAGACCGGGGAGATCGTGCCGGGTATGTCGGTCCGACCTGGTGGCGTCCCGGGCGCGCTGACGATTCGCGCCTCCCGTGAGGCGAAGCAGGTGTATGCGGTGGTCGGGGCCGAGCTCCTGGAACGGCTCCAGCCGCAGCGCGCGGCTGCTGCCGTCCATGAACCGGAGGAAGAGGAGGACGTGCCGGCATATGTGCCGGAGTTCGGGGAGCCCGGCTATCCGGGGTGCCCCGGGTGCAGCAGGAGCGTCGTCCAGCACGACGAGGGCTGCTCGGAGGACGAGTCCTGATGGCCGCCTACCGCGTCACCTTTGAGCAGGTTGGAGCGGTCGCGTGAGGCGCCGTAGCCGGATCGGCCTCCAGCCGGTCCGGCGGGCCCGCCAGCCTCACCGCGGGATCGCCTCGCACCGCTGGCGGCCCAGCGAGGTCCCTGGCGTGGGCGCCTGCTGCCCGCTGTCGCGGGAGAACTCGGTGCACGACGAGGACACGATCACCACCGCCGAGCAGGAGCGGGCCGAGGCCCAGGCCGAGCACCAGCGCCGGGCAGGCGACCGGTGAACGCCGACCTGGACTTCGACCCGCCGGAGCCGGACGAGGACGACTACTGCGGCGCGTGCGGTGGCCCGTGTGTGGGCGGCGAGGTGCACGACCGGCAGCACGCCGAGGTCGTCACCGCGGCACGGCTCGGTGTCCTGTGAGCATCTACACCGAGTACGAGTTGCGGTGCGACTGCGGCCTCCCCGGCGATCCGTATGGCTGCGATCCCGCGATCTACGCCAACACTCGGGCGAAGGCGCTTGCCGACGCCAAGGCGGAGGGCTGGACGACTCAGCGCCGCGACGGCCGGGACTACCACTACCGGCCTGGTCACGACACGCGAGGTGGCGGGTGAGCCGCCGGTGTCGGGTGTGCGCCCGGAAGCTGCGGGACCCGCTCGCCCGGGCCCGCGGCGTCGGCCCCACCTGCGCCCGCCGTCTCGGCCTCACCCAGTCCCGCCGCTGCACCACCCTGCTCGCCGCCTCCACCCGGACGGTGCCGGCCGGGCTGGTCGACGGGCAGCTGGAGCTGTTCGACCTGGCGGTGGCCGGTGGCCTCGGATGACGCCGCCGACCGGCTCGCCCAGGTCGCCGCACAGCTGGCGGCCCGGGTGCGGGAGTACGGCGCCGAGGCCAACGGCACCTGGCTCCGCCACCAGCTCCCTGACCCCGCTGACCGCTGGCGGCTGATCTTCGTCCTCGCCGCGGCCGTCCCCATCGACCGGCCCTGGCTGGACCTCACCGCATGGACCCGAGGAGACACCTGATGAGCACACCAATCCCGCGTGAGCTGCTGACCGGCGGCTACAGCCTCGCCGTCAGAGGCCAGCTCGGCCCCGGCGCGATCGCCCACCGCCCGGCCAGCGACAAGCGCACGAATACCGGCCGCGCGATGGGCAGTAACCAGCCGGCGGAGGTGGACGTGCCGGTCGCGGCATGTGACCCGAAGGGCCCGTCGGCCGCGCTATTCACGGCGGCGTGGGCCGACCACATGGGCGCGCACGCCTGCACCGAACCCGGCTGTTTCCCGGAGGCCTGACCGTGCTGTCCGGTCCGGTTGGGGAGGGCCGGATCGGACAGTTCGCCATCTATCAGAAAGATCGACTGTTTTCGTGACGCGACGGGGTGGGTCGGTGGACTCCCGGACAGACCGGACCGGTAGGATGAGCAGCACAAACGGCCGCCGAGACAGCGCGGCCGGGCAGGGCGTTGGAGCGCCCACACCCGGCCGACTCGGCAGTCCATACCCGTCGCTTATCCCGACCGGAAGGACGCCTGGCTTCATGATGCCAGAGCCCTACCGCGCCATGCCGCGTGCCCGAACCATCTGCGCTCGCCCGGGTGAGCGCCCATGACGCAATCTGCGCTCACCCCACCCGACATCGGCGTCACCGTCGGCGCCTGGAACGCCCTCGTGCGCCGTGCCCGGCTCGGCCGCGAACGCAAGGGTGTTGCGCTCACCTTCAGCTCCTATGCGGATGCCGACGGGACCGGCATCCACTGTGGCGTGGCCCGCCTGGCCGTCGACTGCGAGATCGGCTACTCCACCGCCCGCCGCTACCTGGCCTGGATGCGCGTTGTCGGCCTGATCGAGCTGGTCAGGCACGGCAACTTCCGCCGAGGCCTGTCCGACGAGTACCGGCTCGTCCTCGGCACCCAGCTGCTGGAACACATCGATCTGCCGGACCCCGCAGCGTACGACCGGATGCGCGACGAGATCCGCAATCGGAACCGTGCCGGGTCGTCCGACCGCACCATCCGAGCCAAGCATCTGCGCTCACCCGAGCAGAGCGCAGAACCCGAGCCTCAGCCAGAGCCATCTGCGCCCACCCAGGTGAGCGCAGATACCGGCCATCTGCGCTCACCTGGGACGCCATCTGCGCTCACCCAGGATGAGCCCCCACCTTCCCTTACCACCTACCCGAAAGAACTCACCTCTCCTGACACCGGGGGAAATCTGGGTACGGACGCTGCGGGTCCGCGCGTGCGAGAAAAGCCGAGAAATTCGATTCCTCCGATGCCTGAACTGCGCTCGCCGTTCGGCCGAGGTGACCGGGCGGCCGAAGCCATCGCCGAAGCCCGCGAACGCCGCGCCGCCGCCATCGCCGCCCACCAAGCCCGCCAGCACGCCGCAGAGGTAGCCCCGTGAGCGCCCAGGTCATCCGACTCCACGCCGACGACCCGACCGTCAACCCGCGAACCGGCGCCCGCCCCGCCTTCTACCCGGCCCGCCGTGCCCGCAACGGCCATCACGCCGACTGCCCGTACCCGAAGACCGACCCGGCCTACTGCGGCATCTGCCGCTCAATGCGGATCGCCGCCGACCGAGACGAGCCGCCCGCCCGCCATCTGCGCTCACTGCCGACCGAGGAGACCGACCATGGCTGACACGCTCATCACCCTTGCCCGGGTCATCAGCTTGACATCCTCCCCGCCCTGAAGGGACGGGGATTCCGGTGGTCGCCCACCGGGTTTCCTACTTCTCAGCCTGCTGCCCCGGACGGAGGTTTCCGTTGAGGTCTTACGCCAGCTCCATAGGCCGACACCGCCTGCCCGGCGGCCAGGATGTTGCGTGCCGCGTTGACGTCACGGTCGTGGGCGGCCCCGCAGGGGCAGGTCCACGACCGCACGTTGAGCGGCATTTTCTCGGTGAGGTGCCCGCAGGCCGAGCAGACCTTGGACGACGGGTACCAGCGGTCGATCACGACCAGGTTCCGGCCGTACCACTGGCATTTGTAGGTCAACTGTTCGCGGAAGGTGGTCCAGGCCGCGTCACTGATGGCGCGGGCCAGGGTGTGGTTCTTGACCATGTTGCGCACGGTCAGGTCCTCGATCACGAGCGTTTGGGTCTCACGCACGAGCCGAGTGGTCAGTTTGTGCAGGTGGTCGCGGCGCCGGTCGCTGATGCGGGCGTGGATGCGGGCGACCTTCAGCCGGGCCTTGTCCCGGTTCCTGGAGCCCTTTTCTTTACGGGCCAGTTCCCGCTGGGCGCGGGCCAGCCGCTCACGGTCGGCGCGTTCGTGACGGGGATTGGTGATCTTCTCGCCGGTGGACAGGGTGATCAGGTGGTCGAGTCCGGCGTCGATCCCGACCGCGTTCTCGACGGTCGGGAGGGGTTCGATCGTGTCCTGGCAGAGCAGGGACACGAACCAGCGGCCGGCGCTGTCGCGGGACACGGTCACGGTCGACGGCGACTGCCCTTCGGGCAGTGGCCTCGACCAGACAATGTCCAGCGGGGTGGCCGTCTTGGCCAGGGTCAGTTCGCCGTTGTTCCAGCGGAACGCGGACGGGGTGAACTCGGCCGAGGCCCGCGACTTGTGTTTGGACTTGAACCGCGGATACCGGGCCCGTTTCTCCCAGAACGCGGCGAACGCACCTTGCAGATGCCGCAGGCCCTGCTGCAGCGGCACGGCGGAGACCTCGTTGAGGAACGCGAGTTCCTCGGTCTTCTTCCACGCCGTCAGCATGGCGCTGGTGGCGTTGTAGTTGACCCGCTCCCGGCGCTGATACCAGGCGGTGGTGCGGGCCTCCAGGGCCAGGTTGTACACCTTGCGCACACACCCGAACGTCCGGTTCAGCAGGTCGGCCTGCTCCGGAGTCGGGTGGAAGCGGAACTTGAAAGCCCGCTTCACAGCACGTTCGGACACGGCTCACAAGCTAACACACCTATGTGGAACCACCCTCGCGGACGGTCCGTGGGTAGACGCCCATCCGCCTTGACGGCGAATGGGCTGTCCCTGACCTGCTCCGCAGGGGTTCCGTTTCCTCTCCGGCCTGAAGGCCGGAGTCTCCACGGAGGAATCTGATGACCTGGCTCCTGGCGCTCGTCTTCGCCCTGATCGGCCACATCTACTGCCAGATCCGCGGGAACCGGTCCAAGGCGGAGACACTGTGGCGCTCCTTCGCCCGCGCACACCAGGAACTGTGGCTCTTCGCGCCGCCCGGCCTGCTACTCGCCGCAGTCAGAGACTGGCACTCCCCGACGCCCTGGCAGATCGTCTTCGACGCGATCAACCTGTGGAACTGGTGGCACTACCGGAACTGGCCAGACGACGAGAACCGCTGGAAGCGGCGCGCCAAGAAGGCCAAGGAAGCCGTCGCGGTACGGGCTGGCCGCCTGGTGGTGGTGCCCAGCACGTGATGCAGCCACACCTGACCCCCGGCGAGAAACGCACCCGCGACACAGCCGCAGCCGCCGTAGCCAGAGCCGCCGCCCGCGCCACCAAACCCGCCCAGGAGCCCGAACAGCCGGACTCCTGGATCACACCCGCCCGAGCACGCCAAATCCGCCTCACGATCGAATCGGAGCGCCGCACATGACCGACAGCATCAAGACCGCCGAGATCTACCTAGAGGCATCCGGCATCCCCATCGGCGACACCATCGCCATCCGCGCATGGCTCGAACGACTCGGTATCCCCGTCCCCTCCGGCCTCCTCGTCCTGATGCACGAGATCAACAAGGCGATCATCCGCGCCGGAGACGCCGGCTACCAAGCCGGGCGCCTCAACGCCATCGCCCACATCGAGCAGATGCCGTGCAACCTCGGAGACGAGGGCTGGAACACGCTGGCCGATAAGGCCGCCGAGGCCGGCTACGACCGTCGCGTTGTCCTCCGCCGAAGGAAGCCCGAGGACAACTTCACCGCGCTCACCATCGAAGCGGCCTACCAGCACGGCTACCGCCTCGCCGCCGAGACCCTGCGCGGAGTGGCCCGATGAGCCACGACGACATCGAGCAGGGCGGCATCCGGCACGCACGCCACGACAACCAGCCCTGCCCCTCCGGCCAGCCCTACCCCCACACCTACAGCACTGACTGCCAGTGGACCACCATCGCCCGCGGCCGCACACACCCAGACGGCCCCACACAGCCCGCCCCCGGCGCCGCCTTCCGCCGTCTGAACGACTTCGAGCTGCCAACGGTCGCCGCCCTCCGCCTCGACCTGGAACAGGCCCACGTCGAGATCAACCGCCTCCGCGCCGACCTCGAAGACCGCCTCGCCAAGGCCCAGGAGAACGCCCGCCACGCCGCACAGGCCTACCGCCGCCGCTACGAACACGCCGCCGCCACACTCGCCCGCGTCGAAGACCTCATCAGCTACACCGACGGCAACCCAATCGACGACAACGCCGAAATCCAGGTCGGCGAGATCCGGCGAGCCCTCAACGCGCCGCTCCCGGACACCCCCGAAGACACGCGAATGTCGCTCACGCCCGCCGCGATCGAATACCTGAACGGGACTCGTTCAGCAACGACCGGCGATGGCTCGTTCTGTGCCTCCGCGCAAGCCGGGGTGGTCGAGCCAGGGACGCAAGATCAGGCTGTGAGGTCATTGGATAATCACGGTTATCCTATGACCTCACAGGATACGCGAGAACTACTCGCATCCCCCAGATATGTGATGGCCACCGAGGCCCACCACCAGTTCGCCGGCGACATCTCCCGCGACACCCCCGCCCTCGCGGTCATCGAGGACGAAATCGACACCCACTGGATCGGCCAGTGGGTCACCGGCCTCGGCTTCCTCCACGTCCACTTCCCGAAGGACACGACGCGGCCGCTCACCGACGAGGAGATCTCGCTCTACGACGGCCGCCAGGTCGAGGCGGGCAACGGCATGTGGACGATCCGGATCCCACGCCCCGGCGGCACCTCGTGACCGACACGATCGTCATGGCCGGCTACCCGGTCGGCCATGACGCCGCGCAGATCCTCGCCATGTGGGGCCTCGGCCGCACCTTCGCCGACATCTGCCGCGACACCCAACAGCAAGACCCGATCACCGTCACCCGCACCCTTGGGGCCGCCGGCTACCAGCGCGGCCGGGCCGCCCAGATGGCGCTCGCCTGGCAGCACAAGACCGGCCACAGCCTCGTCGACGCCCTCCGCGTCAAGCGGATCGCCCCGCCGCCGAGCGCGTCGAACGACGAGCTGCGTGCCTGGGCCGACGGCCGTGGCATCCCCGTCAGCCGTCACGGCCGGGTGCCCGCGTACGTGCGAGTCGCACACGAGCGGGCCATGGCCGAGGACCTGAGGGTGCCGTGATCGACGCACTGGCCGTCCACACCGACCTCGGCCCCTTCCACGCCGGCATGGTCCTCATCGCCACCGCCCTGATCGCCCTTGGCCTGCTCTGGAGGATCTGGTGACCGACAACATCCGCCGCATCATGCTCGCCCGCATGGTCAACGCCGTCCGCTACCAGCTGGAGGGCACCGGCCTCGCTGGCACCGCCGGCGACGACATCCGCGAGGCGGTCGAGCGCGGCATCGTGGCCGGGCTCGCCCCGCTCGCCGCCGACGTCCTGGCCGTACTCGGTGAGCCACAACCGCACTTCCACCTCGCCCGGGCGACCGAGGAGATCTGCACGGTGTGCAAGGCACGCCGCCGTCTTACCGCCCTGTTCGACTCGGAGCCGTCGTGATCGAGCCGACCGACGAGATGTATGAGGCGCTGTTCGACGCCGGTGACGCCTGCGGTGGCGAGTTCGCTTCGAAGGAGGACGTGCTTCGCGGCCTGGCCGCCGTGCTCGCCCTGGTCGAGCGCGACTACGACGTCACGCCGAAGCTGCCGCCGTTCGAGCACCGCATGGTCGGCGACGGTCCCCGATGGAGCCACTACATGAACGCGTACACCGTCGAGTGCACCTGTGGCGCGACATACGGCGGCGAGTACATCGGGGCCCGCGACCAGCTGCTCGACCACATCGACGCGAACACCGCCACCCCACCCCAGTAGTCCGTCTGTGGGCCGCTGCCGCCCGGCGGCCCACCACACCCGGGAGCACCCAATGACCAGCTACGAGATCCCCGACAGCCCGAAGATGCTGCGCGAGACGCTGTGCGTCGCCCAGACCAGGATCGGTGCCTCGGGACTCGATCCTGACCGCACCCGTGAGCACGTGCTCCGGCTCCAGCGCCTGATCGACGAGTGTGACCGGCACCGGCCGCTCGGCCAGGACGGCAAACACGGCGACCGTCATACCCCCACCTGCGGCTGCGACGACGTGTCGCCGCAGCTCACCACAGGCGGTGACTCATGACCGCCCAAGCAACCGATGCGCTGGTAGACGCCATCGAGGCGTCCTACGGCCTGCCGGTTCCGACACCCCGGGAGTTCGCGGCCCGGATCGAGAAACAGCTGGCCGCTCGTGGTTACGGGATCGCCCAACGAAGCAGGTGCGCCGAACACGGCAAGGTGCTGCCGCACTTCCGCTGCGAGGAGTCCGACCGCTGGCTTGACGAACACGGATTCCCACCCGGCGACGGGAGCAGGCAGTGATCCAGCATCCGCACCAGCTCCACGCCCAAGCCGCCCTCTGGTCCCTCCGCGCCGCACTCCGCCACCTCGACGAACACCGCGACGCCCTCCTCATCCGCCGCCCACAACTCGGCCCCGCCGAAGCCCGCCCCCGCTCACTCGCCTCACTGGCACGGCACGACGAGCTGCTTCGTGCCGAGAAGGCCGAACGGGCGGCCGGCTCCCTGCGCGGGCTGAAGCCGTCCGCCGGCAGCGCGGCGCCCGGGGACGCTCCAGGCCTCGCCGACCTCGAACGCGACCTCTACCAGGTCCTCGTCGACGTCCACACGATGCTCGCCTACCACCACCACCGGAACCGGCTGCTCGCCTGGACCGGCCACTGGCACCGCGTGCTGGACGCCTGGGGGATCACGCGGGACGCACGCTGGACGTGGATCTCGACTGTGCTGCCTGTGACCGTTCCGCATCTGGCGGAGGCGGTCCGGCTGCTCCTGGACGACGCCGACCAGCAGGTCCGCGCGTACGCCGGGTTGGATGCCGATCTGCTGGCCCCGCCGCTGGCCCCGCCGTGCCCGGCATGCGACCGCCGCCGGTTGCGCATCCAGACGTCGGCGCCGGACTCGGGCCGGTGGACGGTGGTGTGTGCTGCCGCGTGCATGTGCATCGGCGAGGCCTGCCCGTGCGGGATGGACGTCCAGGAGCGCGGCGTACGACACATCTGGGCCCCCGACTCCGGCCTTGCCGTGTCGATCGCTGCCGGAGTACGAACGATGGGACTGGCAGCATGACCGCCGACGTGCCCGCCCTGGTCGCGTTCCTGCGCGTCCGGCTCAACGAGGACGAGCGCAAGATCACGGCCATGGAGCGGGAGGAGAGCAGGGTTCAGACCGCGCCGATCTTCCAAGGCCATCCGCCCAACTGGCTCGCGGGTGTGGACATCTTCGTCAGTTCCAAGCGGTGGCGTGCCGAGGTCGAGGCCAAGCGACGGCTGCTGGAGTGTCTCGTCGGCGCCACCGGCACCGGCACATCCCGCCTGGTCGCCAACGACGAGCCCTGGGCGATCGGCGGCGATTACCTGGTCAAGACGCTCGCCCTGCCGTACGCCAGCCACCCGGAGTACCGCGAGGAATGGCGGCCATGATCCCGCACCCGGTCACCCGCGAACCCTGGGGCACCGCCGAAGAGATCGCTGAGCAGCTCGGTGCCCACATCCGCCCCGACACCGTCCGCACCTGGGCACGCCGCAAACGCATCCCCAGCGCACTCATCCCCGGCCCAGGCCGCGGCATCCGCATGTACCCCCTCGACGCCGCAGTTGAGGAGGAACGCCGAACGCGTGACATCGGACGATCACGCGCTACCATCGCGTTGACCGTTTCAACGCAGTAGGAAGACTCTGCCCGAAACGGCAAACCTCCCCATTCTTGGCAGCCCATCGCGTCGCGCGCGGTGGGCTGCTGCCGTCTCCAGGGGCTGCGGGGCTGCGCACGAGAGACGGCACAGGGTAGGCGCCCGCTCCGCTGGCAGGGGGTCAGGCGCGGGCGCCACCCTGCACCACAGAACTCCGAGGGCATGGCTGGCGTGGACGCGCCTACGCCCAACACACCGATGATCAACAAATACCGGGCGGCCACCACGCAGGCGCCCGGTCATATCCCCAGCGCACCGCAAGGCCGGTCGCGCGCGCCGCCGGCAAGGCCCGGCCCGCACCCCAAGGCAGGCACCCATGGCAGGCGGACGATACAAACCCATCACCCAGCAGGAGCGGGACCGGATCTTCGCCCTCCACAGCGACGGCCTCTCCTGCGCCGCGATCGCCCGCGAGATCGGGCGAGGCAAAACCTCCGTCGCCCGCCACGCCGCCTTGATGGGCCTATCGTTCGATCGGTTCCTGGTCGCCGAAGCCACCGAAGCCCGCATCGTTGACGCCAAAGCCCGCCGTGTCGCCCTCATGCACCGCCTCCTCGACGAGGCCGAACGCCTCCTCGACCGGGCCAACAAGCCGTACAAGGTGTGGCGGCTCAGCAACGAGGGCGATCTGCTCACCGGCATGCTCGACCTGCCCGACGCACGCGACCAACGCGACCTGGTCCAAGCGGCGGCCACGGCGATCGACAAGAGCCTGCGCCTGGAGGACCACGACCGCGACACCGGCAACGCCGACGACAAGAGCATGCTCACCGACCTGCGTGAGGGCCTGTCCAAGCTGTTCGCCGGCCGCGACACGTGACCAAGCTCGACCTGCGTGAGCTGCCGGTCTCCGAGAAGCAGATCCAGTACCTCGTCGAGTCGGACCGGTTCGTCAACCTCGCCGAGGGCGCCATCCGGTCCGGCAAGACCGCGTCGGGGCTGCTGCGCTGGCTGATGTTCATCGGCGACCCGAAGACCCCGACCACCGGGGATCTGCTGGTCACGGCGAAGACGTATGACACTGCGGTCCGCAACATCTTCAACCCGCTCCGGGACACCAGGCTGTTCGGGCCGCTGGCCAAGGCCACCAGCTACACGCGGGGCGCGTCCACGGCGAAGATCCTCGGCGAGACCGTCGAGGTAATCACCTTCAACGACGCCAGCAGCGAGGAACGCCTCCGCGGAATGACTTGCCGCGGCGCGTACGTCGATGAATGGTCACTGATGCAGCAACCGTTCCACGAGCAGCTCCTCGGCCGCTGCTCCGTCGACGGCAGCCAGATCTTCGGCAACACCAACCCCGACAACCCGATGCACTTCTTGAAGACCGAAGGCATCGACCGTGCTCAGCCGGGCGGTGAGCTGGCCGGCGACTGGTACGTGCTGAAGTTCCTGCTCGACGACAACCCAGTCCTGTCGCAGAAGGTCAAGGACAGGTATCACCGGCAGTACAAGGGGTTGTACTTCAAGCGGAACATCCTCGGTCTGTGGGTGATGGCCGAAGGAGCCATCTACGAGTCGTGGGATCCGGCTGTGCACGTCGTGAAGACGCTGCCCCCGATCCGCCGATGGGTGAGCCTCGGCATCGACTACGGGACGGTCAATCCGTTCGCCGGCCTCATCCTCGGCGTCGGCGACGACGGGCTGCTCTACCTGGCGCGGGAGTGGCGCTGGGACTCGAAGAAGCAGATGCGGCAGCTCACCGATGCCCAGTATTCGGCCAGGCTGCGGGAGTGGCTGGAGCAGTTGCGGATCTGGCCTGACTGGGTGTGCGTCGACCCGTCCGCCGCCTCGTTCAATCGCCAGCTGTTCCACGACGGGTTGACGCCGACCAACGCAGACAACGCGGTCGAGGACGGCATCCGCCTCGTCGCCTCCCTCCTCGCCGAAGGCCTGCTCCGGGTGCATGAGTCGTGCGAGGGCTGGATCCAGGAGTGCCCCGGCTACGTCTGGGACCCAGACGCGGCCCTCAAAGGCGAGGACAAGCCGATCAAGCTCATGGACCACTCGATGGACGCCGGCCGGTACGCGATCAAGACGCCCGAGGTGCTGTGGCGGCCGCTGATCCGGGAGATGCCGGGCGTGCTCGCCGCAGCCTGACCCGAGGAGCCCCCGATGCCCGCACCCCCGCTCTTAAAACCTGCCGAGGTTGCCTCGGTGTTCGGCGTCGCCCCGAAGACCGTGTGGCGGTGGCAGCAGGAGAAACGGTTGTCCGCCGTGGTCACGCCGGGCGGCCACCGCCGATACCCGACCACCGAGGTCAAACGGCTGGCCAAGCAGGCCGGCATCAGCCTCAAGATCCTAAATAGGAGCCTTCGTGGACTCGTCTGATCTGGCCCGCCGGTTCGCCTTCCACCCGGCCACCACACCGGAGCGGCAGGACGCGCACGTCAGCGTGCGGGTGGCGTGTGGCGACCTGGCCGACCACCTCAACGCGCTGCTGCCGGAGGGCCGGGAGAAGGCGCTGGCGATCACCAACCTGGAGCAGGTCATGTTCTGGGGCAACGCCGCCATCGCCCGCCAGCCGGACCAGGAGTAGCCCGTGGACCTGCTCAAAGAGGCCAGCCAGCTCGCCGCCGACGAACCGGACGAGGTGCGCGCCGCCGCCCTGCTCATTGCCGCGCACATCCACACCGGCTCCGACGTCCCGCCCGGGGCACTCGGCCTGCTGGTGCTGGAGGACGCGAAGGCGTTCGAGGAGTACATCCTCACCGGCAAGGTCATCGACCCGCGCAAACGCGTTTGATCTCCGCCGGTCCTCGCCGCAGTCCAGGCGAGTCGCGCCCTACAGCGGCGCGGTGAGGACCGGCGGCCATGGGGAGGTAGCTCAGACGGTAGAGCGCCAGCCAGACCCCGGCGCGAGTGCGCGCTGTATCGCCGGGGCGAAGGGGCTGGAGGTCGCGGGTTCGACTCCCGCCCACCCCACCAGGTTGTAGGCCCTCGGCCTTCGTATGTGCGGCCGGACCGCGCACCCCACGCCGCATCACCCGAAGGAGGCCCGGTGCCGATCCCCACCGAAGGCGCCTGGCCCCCCGTCGAGTACGCCCCCGCCTACAGCGCATACCGCGACTGGGATGCCTGGCTGGACGGGTCCGCCGACAAGCTGCGCGCCGTCTACCGCTGGCGCGACGCCTCTGGCCAATCCCTCCCACCCTCCCAGCGGGCCCGGTCCAGCCAGTACGCGGGCGGTCTTGTTGGCACCATCTCCCGCTGGCTGTGGGGCAGCCCGCCCCCGACCGGCGCCCGGGACGGCCGGCTGCACATCCCGCTGCCTGCGGATCTGGCGCGCACCGCTGCGGACCTGATCTTCTCCGAGCCCCCGGCCATCACCTCCGAGACCGCCGCAGTGCAGGAGCGCCTGGAGCAGCTCGCGGAGGACGGCCTCCACACCCTGCTCCTCCACGCCGCCGAAGCCGCGAGCGCGCTCGGCGACGTCTACCTCCGCCCCGTCCGGGACCCGGAGGTCTACAGCGACCGCGCCTTCCTGGCGACGGTGCATGCCGACGGCGCGATCCCGGTCATCCGCTGGGGCCGGCTCCTGGAAGTCACGTTCTGGTCCGTCCTTGCCCAGGACCGGGATCGCGTCGTCCGACTCCTCGAACACCACGAGGTGGTGAACGGGGCCGGACGGATCGTGCATGCCGTCTACGAGGGCACCGCGGACAAGCTCGGCCGCGTCGTCCCGTTGGCCGAGTACACCGCGAGCGCTCACCTGGCGGACCTGGTCGACGCCGACGGCGCCGAGCCGACCGGCTTGGACCGGCTCGACGTGGTGCGGATCCCGAACGCCGGGCCACAGCGACAGTGGCGCACCATCGCCGGGCTGAAATACCTGGGCAGGTCGGACTTCGACGGCAATGAGCCGATCTTCGACAACCTCGACGAGGTGTGGACCAGCTGGATGAGGGACGTCCGCCTCGCCAAAGGCCGGCTCGTCGTCCCGGAACACATGCTCCAGTCCAACGGCCGAGGCCAAGGCGCTACCTTCGACGCCGACCGCGAGGTCTGGTCCAGCGTCAACACCATGATCAAGAGCGACGCCAGCCTCACCCAGCAGATTTCGGCGCACCAGTTCAACATCCGCTGGCAGGAGCACAAAGAGACCGCGGATGCCCTCGTCGAGCAGGCACTCCGGCACGCAGGCCTATCCGCGCAGACTCTGGGCGGGGACGACGGGGTCTCCGCCCAGACCGCCACCGAAGTCCAAGCCCGCGAGCGGATGAGCTTCACCACCCGCGGCAACCGGATCTCCGGCGCGTGGCGTCCCGGCATCGCCCAGGCCGTGGAGCTCCTCCTGGAGTACGAGCAGGCCTGGAGCCTCGCCGCCGCGGTCACACCGGAGCGACCATCCGTCGAGTTCGGCGACTCGGTCAGCGAGGGCCCGGAGACCATCGCCCGCGTCGTGCAGCTGCTCAACGCAGCCTCCGCCATCTCCATCGAGACCAGCGTGCGCATGGTCCACCCCGACTGGGACGACGACCAGGTGGACGAGGAGGTGGCGCGGATCAAGGACGACCAGCAGGCCGCCATCAGCGTCGAGGACACACTCGGCGCTCACGCTGGCCAGCAGCCCGGCGACGACCAGGACGAGGACGGCCAGGCGGAGGACCCCGAGGAGTAGGCGATGGCGGTCGACCCGGAGCAGATCGAGGAGATCGTCCGGGAGACCGTCGACCTGTACCGGGCTGCTGAGCAGGCCGTCCTGGAGCAGGTCACCCAGCGCCTCGCCGAGGGCCTCGACGCCCCCGACTGGGCCGTGCGACGGCTCGGTGCGCTATCCACGCTGCGAACCAGCGTGGAGCGAACCTTGGCCCTGGCGCTGCGTGCTGGTGCGGCCGCGATCCGGACCGCCCTGGCCGCCGCCTACCGGGCCGGCTCGGCGTCGGCACTGTTCGGCATCCCCGCCCGGCTGCTGCCCCGCGACCCGGACGCCGCCCGGGCGCCCGCGGTGCTTGCCGAGATCCCGCGCGCCAGCGTCCTCCACAACTTGGCCGCGGCGCTGGTGCAGGACATCGGCGAGCGCAGCCAGAACGTGCTCCGGGACGTCCTCGACGCCTACCGGCGGGTCATCGCCCAGGCCACCGCGGCATCCGTGGCCGGCGGCATCACCCGCCGCGAGGCGAGCCAGATGGCCTGGGCGCGGTTCGTCGACCGCGGCCTCACCAGCTTCCGCGACGTCAGTGGGCGCCGCTGGCGGCTCACCTCCTACGTCGAGATGGCCTTGCGCACCGTCACTGCCCGCGCCGCTGTGCAAGGCCAGACCGACCGGCAGCAGCGCCTCGGCTTGGACCTGGTCATCGTCAGCAACGTGGCCGGCGAATGCGAGAGGTGCAGGCCGTACGAAGGCGGCATCCTGCGCATCGGGCCCGGCCCGACCGGCGACGTGACCGTGCCGCACCAGATCACCGGTGAGCCCGTCGACATCGAGATCCGGGCCACGGTGGAGGCTGCCCGCCGGAACGGGTTTCAGCACCCGAACTGCCGTCACAGCCTCCGCGCGTACCTGCCCGGTGTGACCAAGCTGCCCCCGCAGCCCACCGCCGACCCCGAGGGCGACCTCGCCCGGCAACGCCAGCGGGCCATCGAGCGCAACATCCGCCGCTGGAAGGAACGCGAACAGGCCGCGCTCACCCCGGAGGCGAAGGCTGGCGCGAAGGCCCGGGTGCGGAAGTGGCAGAACGAGATGCGCGAGCACCTCAAGGCCAACCCGGCGCTCAAGCGGCTGAGCTACCGGGAGCAAATCGGCGCCGGCAACCTGCCGCCGACCAGGGCCTCATCACCGGCTCCGGCCGAGGCAGCCCTCAACGTCCTCGCCGATAAGGCACGCCAGGCCCAGGCGGAGCAGGAGCGGCTGGCGAAGGAGACGGCCGAGCGCGAGCGCGCGGAAGCCGCCGAGCGCGAGCGTGCCGAGCAGGCCCGCCGCGAACAGGAAGCCCGGGAGAAGGCGGAACGCGAGCGGGAAGCACGCGAGCAGGAGGAACGCGAGCGGCAGGAGCGTAAAGAACAGGAAGAGAAGGCCAGCCTCACCCCAGAGGACGGTCGGCCGGTGACGTGGCCGAAACTGTGGCACACCGTCTCATCCTCCGAAGTCGCAGCCAGCGTGCGCCGCAACGGCCTCCTGGTCGGCGACGGAAGCACCAACGGCGCGCACTACGGCATCGGCCTCTACCTGTCTACCGACAAGCACGCCGCCGACCGCTACTTCAACGGCATGCACGACGCCGAAGACCGCGACGAAATGATGTTCACGGCCCAAGCCCGAGTGCAGAACCCGTTCCGCGTCGACATGGACCCGGACGAGAGCAACGGCCCGAGCGTGCTGCTCGCCAAGATGGTCGAGGTAGGCCTGGCTGAGCCTGGCGAGCGCCTGTCTCCGCAGGAGATCACCGCCCGGATGCGGGCCGCCGGCTACGACAGCATCTACATCCACCAGCCGGTCATGGACCCGGTCTGGGGCGACGATGTCGGCGGCAGCCAGCTGGTGGTGTTCGACGCAGCTGACGTGAAGCTCACCGATGAGGTTGGTGCTGGTGAGAATGCGTTGCCACCGCTGCCGGGATCTGAGAGCGCTGGACCGGAAGCCGATCAGGCCACGCAGCCTGTGGCCGATGAGCGCGCCGAAAAGGAGGCCATCCTGGCTGCGGCGCCGCTCGGCCTCCGCCGTAGCAGTGGCCCGAAGCTGAAGAAGGCCCAGGAGGAGGCGCTACTCGCTTACGGCGGCGCCTTCTACACGTCGATCAACGGTGCTCTCCGCGGCGGACCTACCGTCGACGAACTCGACGAGTTGATCGCCAAAATCGACTCGGCCATGGCTGCGTCTCCGCTGAGCAGGGACGTGACCGTCTGGCGTGGCATCGGCAGCGGCCGCATCTTCGGCGACCGGGTGACCGGGGATCTCACTGGGTTCGCCTGGCGTGAGGATGCTTACGCATCCACCTCCGCATCCCCAAAGCTGGCTGACCTCTTCGCCCGCCAGCGTCGGCACGAAGGCGTCACCGGCACCCTGATGCGGATCACCGTCCCGGGCGGAACCGGCGCCGTAGAGGTGTCTGGCGTCGACGCCGAGTCCGAGCTGCTGCTCCAGCATGGCCTACAACTGGAGGTCACCAAGGACCACGGCGTGGTGGACGGTGTACGCCGGCTGGACGTGACTGTCGTGCCCGCGCCGGAAACGAGTATTGACCGCGACGACAGCACGGTCAGCGGCGAGCAGGCCGCCGCCCAGGAGCAGACGTTCGACGAGCGGCTCGCGACGGCAACGGCCGGCAAAGACGCCTTGGCCGCCGCGCCACTGAACCTGGTACGCAAGAAGACCGCGCCCGGAGCGCAGCTCACCGCACCACAACGGTCCGCGCTGAACGACTACAAGAAGATGGCCTACGCGACCATCAACGCTGTGCTTCGGGGTACCACCGACCACCCCAGCGCGGTTGCTTCCGCGACCCCGAAGATCGACGCGATCGACTCGGCCATGGCCGACTCAGCCCTGACCTCTGACGTGCTGATCTACCGCGGACTCGGCAGCGTGCGCCAGTTCTTCGGCCGTGACCGTGCAGCCGAGGATTTGACGGGGGCAGAGTGGCACGAGCTCGCCTACGTTTCCACCACGACGGCGGAGCAGACGGCGGTCAAGTTCGGTGGGGGCAGCGCGTCGAAGGGTGACGGCCTGGTCCTGCGCATCCTGGCGCCGAAGGGCACCGGCGGGGTGACTCTCTCGGCTGCCGGGTATGAGTCGGAGATCCTGCTCGAACGTGGCCGGTCCTACCGTGTCGTCGCCGACCATGGTGTGGTGGACGGTGTGCGCCGGCTTGATGTGGAGATGCTGTGACTGTCGAGGATGACGATGCTGCGGCGCGGCTGGAGGCGATGCGTCAGCGGCAGGATGGCGACTACGAGCCGCCGATCCTCGCCGAGCCGCGGGGCGGTCCGATCCCGGTGTGGGCCCCGGAATCGGACGCCGAGGGCTGATCAGCCCGGGTCCACGATCTCCCCGGTCGGCGGCGTCTGGGGTGCGTTGGCCCACTCACCGCCCGGGTAGGGCGTCCGCTCGGCCGGAGGAACGCTGTCGGGCTGCTTTTTGCCCGGCGTCGCAGGGATGGCGGGTGTTGCCGGAGTGGCTGGCGTCGTAGCCCGCAGGTCAGCGGTGGTGGTCACCTTGACCCCGGCCACTACGGCTGTCGCCTCGGTGGTCTGCTCGACGTCCATCGTGTGCTCCCTCGACCCGGCGGCGGCCGGCTTGTTCTGGCAGGCCTGATACGCCTTCTTGTAGCCCTTGCTGGCGGCGATGTCGCCCTTCACCACGCGGAACGGCTGGCCTTGGCGCGCGTAGCCGGCCGGAGCACCGGTGGTGGCGTCGACCGACCACAGCTTGGTGCCGTCAGCGCAGTCGTGCGCGCCGATGAACTGGATGCTGCCCTGCTTGTTGGTGCAGCCGGCCTGCTCGTCGTAGCTGGTGACGACCTGGCCGGGCTTGAACACCTCCGCGCACGTGGGCAGCACTGGTGTCGCTACCGGCGCCGGGGTGTTGACGATGACCTGCGCCGGTGCCGGGCCTGAGCATCCGGCGATCGCGATCAACCCGATCGCACTCATGACGTGACGTGCCCTCATCGATCCTCCTGTGTGGGGGCGAAATGACGGCGCACGGTAATGACCGTCAGCCAAGGGCTGACGGACAGCAGGTCCGAGCGGACAAGGTGCCGCCGATGCCAAGGAGTACCCATGTACCGCACCCGTCGCCGTGCCCTGACCCTGATGTCCGGAATCTGGTCGGCGCCTCGACCGCCTCGGGGCGGCTGGCACCGCAACGATCCGGGCGACGGCGGAGGGGACGGGTCCGCCGGTGGCGGCCCTGCCGCTGGCGGCGCGAACGACGGCGCCGGTGACGACGACAAGCCCGATGGGCCCAAGTTCACCGGCGACTTCGACGCCGACAAGGCCCGGGCGGCGATCACCTCCGCCCGCGACAGCGAGAAGAAGGCCAAACAGGCAGCCAAAGACAGCAGCGACAAGCTGGCCAGCGTGCTCAAGGCGCTCGGACTCGGCACGGACGGCAAGGCCGATCCGGAAGACCAGGTCCGGCAGCTCACCGAGCGGGCAACCGCGGCCGAGCAGCGGGCGAACGCCCTGGCCGTGAAGTCGGCCGTGCGTGACGCGGCTGACGAGCACAAGGCCAACGCCGCCGAGCTGCTCGACAGCCGCAGTTTCACCGACCAGCTCGCCAAGCTGGACCCGGCCGCCTCCGACTACGGCGACAAGGTCGCCGCGCTCGTCGCGAAGGCGGCTAAGGACAACCCCGCGAAGTACGGAACGGCTGGCGCCAAGGGCGGCACGAGGTCCGGCAGTAGCGACCACACCGGCGGCGGAGGCACACGTACCCGCCCCGCCGGACTCGGCGCCGCAATCGCGGCCCGCATGCAGCAATAGCCCTCTGACCTGACAGGAGGTAGCCCAGGTGGCTATCACTCTCGCCCAGGCCCAGGTGAACGTCCAGGACGACATCAACTTCGCGGTGATCGACAACCTGCGGCGCTACTCCTGGGTCCTGGACCAGATCGTGTTCGATGACACGGTCAACCCCACCGGCGGTGGCACGTTGACCTACGGCTATACCCGCCTCACCACGCCGCGGTCCGCTGCATTCCGTGCCATCGGCAGCGAGTACACCGCCGGACAGGCGCAGCGCACCCGCTACGACGTCGACCTCAAGCCACACGGTGGCGCATTCACGATCGACCGGGTTTTGGCGAACCTCGGCCAGGCGGCCACCAACGAGGTCACGTTCCAGATGCAGCAGCTCCTCACCGCCACTCAGCAGAAGTGGCTCGAAGAGCTGATCAACGGCGATGTGGCCGTGGACGTCAACGGCTTCGACGGCTTGGACAAAAGCCTCACCGGTACCGCCACCGAGTACGACCCGCTCGACCACTCCGTCACGGCCGGGTACCTGGACTGGACCCAGGCCACGGTCATCACCCAGGCGCTGGCCATGGCCGGTCTGGACCACCTGGACACGTTCCTGTCCGGGATCACCCCGTCGAAGACCGGCGGCGGCGACCTCGGTGCGGCCGGCGCGCTGCCGCCCGGCGTGAAGGCCATCCTCGGCAACACGCGCTCCATCACCCGCATCCGCGCTCTGGCGCGCTGGGCCGGGATGTACACGGCGGAGAAGGACGACCTCGGCCGGAAGATCGAGCGGTACGGCGACTGGGCCTTGATCGACATGGGCAACGGCATGACCGGCGCCAACCCGATCATCCCGATCTATTCGGCCGACGCCGACGAGGGTGGCGGCGGCAGCACCATCACCAACCTGACCGACATCTATGCGGTCACGTTCGGTCTGGATTCGTTGCACGCCGCGTCGGTGGCCGGCAAGCCGTTGACCGAGACGTGGATGCCCGACTTTTCCACCGCCGGTGCGCTCAAGTCCGGCGAGATCGAGATGGGCCCGACCGCGGTGGTGTTGAAGAACACCAAGAGCTGCGGCGTGCTCCGGAAGATCAAGGTCTGAACCATGCCCCGATACCGCATCAAGGCACCCACGCGGGTCACCGGCCTGGTCGTCGGTGTGCTGTTCAACCAGGGCGTCGCGGAGGGTGAGCCGTCCCGGCAGGCGCTGGCGTACTTCGGTCGCCACGCCTACCGGGTCACCCGGCTCGACGAACCCGCGCCCGCCCCAGCACCCGCGGACGACCCGGCCGACCCTGACGCGCCGAAGCGGCCCGCCAAGTCCGCGTCCAAAGCCGACTGGGTCGCCTACGCGGTCGCCCAGGGCGTCGACCCCGCCGAGGCCGAAGCACTCACCCGCGACCAGCTCGCCGAGCGGTCCGCCGAGCCCGAAGGGGACGCAAAGTGACTGTTCACGGTGACTTCACCGGCAACATCCGCGACGAGATGGGTTCGTTCGTGGCGCAGTCCCGGGAGCGGTACCCCGGTATCGACCCGACGGACGACATGTACCGGACCAACATGCCCCGCCGGGCGGCAGTCTCCAACGCGTCCGTGCTCACCACCCAGGTCCTGTCCACGGTGCCGATCTACCTGTTCCAGGGCGACACGGTCACCAGCATCACCTTCGTCAGCGCCACCACCGCGGCCTCCGTACCGACGAACTGGTGGTTCGCGCTGTACGACCCGGACGGGGCGCTGGTCGGCCAGACCGCCGACCAGACGTCGACCGCGTGGGCAGCGAACACGAAGATGACCAAGGCGCTCGGCACGCCGGCCGCGATCACGGAGACCGGCTGGTACCGCGCCGGAATCATGGTCAAGGCCACCACCCCGCCGACCCTGGCCGGTGTGGCTCTGCACAACGCGGTCGAGTCCGCGGCGCTCATCAGCGGCGAGCTCATCCTGTCGGCGACGTCGGATTCATCGCTGACCGACACCGCGCCGGCGACTCTCGGTGCGCTCACGGCGATTGCCGGTGTGCCGCTCTGCATTCTGACCTGATCTCGGTGCGGGCCTGGTCCTTGGCTGATCTGGCTGGGCCCGCACCGTTCCAACCGCCCTGGAGGGGCTGATGCACAAGAACATCGGCGGCGACCGCCCGACCAGGGTGTGCGACACCTGCGGCCTGGTCGACGACCACCCCCGACACACGATCGGCGCGGACCCGGGCCGGGACGACCGCCCGGGCCAGGACGTCATCGCGATCGTCCTGGGCAGCGACCACAGCCCGGAGATCAAGGCGCTGGCGGTCGCTCAGCTGGTGGAGCCGGGTCTCTACCGGCACCTGGACTGTTGCCGGGCCGTGGGATGCCCGGACGGCACCTGCAACACGCAGACGGCAGGGGCTGAAACCCTGCGCGGCGGTGCGCTGCTGACGCACCTGGAAGGGCTGGTGTCGGAGTGACCACAGGGCTGAGCACGACGTACGCGGACTCGGTGCTGAACGTCAGGCGGGCGACCAACTTCACGGCGTATACGGCGCACGCGAAGCTGCACACAGGTGACCCTGGAGCTGCCGGGACGAGCAACGCGAGCGCGGAGACGACGCGGAAGGCGTTGACATTCGCGGCGCCATCTACGGTGTCGACGAACCGGTCGAGCACGGCGACGGCAGTGTCGTGGACGTCGTGGTCGGCGGGCTCGGAGACGATCTCCCACATCAGCGAGTGGGATGCGTCGTCGTCCGGCAACTTCATGTCGTCCGGGGCGCTCGCCAGCAGCAAGGCAGTCGCGAATGGTGACACGTTGACGGTCACGGTGACGGCTACGCAGGGCGGCCTGGCCGCCTGACCCACCAAGCCCCGGGGAGCCTGGATGCCAGCCACCAGCACTGTCACCGACACCTTCCCGGGGCCATCCCTTTCGGTGCCGCCATGGGACAACTCCTACGGCGCCGACGTCTCCGCTGGCCGCGGCCGGGTCCCCGTCTCGCAGACCGGTGGCACACCCGACTTCGCGGGCATCCTGTCCGAGGCGATCTACAGCCTGGACACCGTGTATGCCGAGGTCACCGCCGCGGCGGCTGCTGGTGCATCGGACTATTGCCTGACCAGGCTGGCGGTGCTGTCGATCACCGACGGCACCAACCTGGCGTGCAGCATCGACGCGGTCAGTGGTGATCTGCGTTTCGAGTCCAACGTCGGCTACTTCGATGGCGGCGCGGCGTCGGTCACGTACTCGGCCACTACGCACAAGTGGCTCAAGATCGAAAAGACCGGCGGGAACATCGTCTGGAGCACGGCGCCGGACGGTACGACGTGGACCTCCCGGCGCACCCTGGCCGCACCCGTGTGGACGTCCGACACCGATCTCCGGCTGATCTTCGAGGCGCAGCGCGGCAGCGGCACAGCCAACTTTGCGTTTGTCGACAACTTCAACACCCTCGGCATCCAGAGCGGCAGTGGCACTCTGGCCGGCACGGGCACGCTCACCGGCACGGCCACAGCGGACCGCGCCGGAACAGCCACTCTCGCCGGCACCGGTGCCCTGGCTGGCACAGCCGTCCTTACCGGCGTCGGCACGGCCACCATGACGGGCACCGGCGCACTCGCGGGCACGGCCACCCGAGACGCCATCACCACCGCCACGCTCACCGGGACCGGTGCACTCACGGGCACGGCGGCCCGGGAGACCAGCACCACGGCGGACCTGGCGGGCACCGGCACGCTGACCGCTACCGGCGTACGCACCCAGGAGGCGACGGCCACGCTCGCCGCTACCGGCGGCCTGACCGCAGCTGGCGAACGAACCCAGGCCGCCGCAGCGACGCTGGCCGCCACTGGCACTCTGACTGCCGCCGGCGAACGCGTCCAGGAGGCGACAGCCACGCTGGCGGCGACTGGCGCCCTGGCCTCCAGCGGCCTCCGTACCACCGACGCCACCGCCACGCTGGCTGCGACCGGTGCGCTCACCGCCGATGGGGAGATCCCGGGCCAGGTCCAGCATGTGTTCACCGACCAGGTGCCGACCATCACGGACGCCGACGACGGCACACCAGGCATCACCTTCGGCACCACCGTCCGGGCCACGGTCGACGGCTACGCCACCGGTGTCCGCTGGTACACCACCGACACGGTCAGCGGCACCTACATCGGGGCGCTCTACCAGGTCGACGCCGCCGACGACCCCACCCCCGCCGGGACGGAGCTGGCGCAGAAGACGCTGGCCGGGCCCCCGAGCGCGGGCGGCTGGAACAGCATCACCTTCGACAGCCCCGTGCCCATCACTGCCGGGGTTCTCTACCGCCCCGCTACCCACTCCAGCGCCGGCCGGTACGTGTACTCGGCGGGCGTGCACGACAGCGACATCGTCAACGGCGACCTGGTCGCTGATGCCGCCGGAGACGACCCGGCCGGGCTCGGCACGCTGAGGCAGGCCACGTTCACCATCGGCGTCGGGCTCAGCTACCCGGCCACCGGAGCCGGATCGAACGGCGGCTACTTCGTCGACCTCGACTTCGTCGCCGGGGATACCCCCGTCGAGGGTTCCGCCACCCTGGCCGCGACCGGCGGGCTCACGGCGGCCGGAGACCGTACCGCGGTCACCACGGCCACCCTCGCCGCCACCGGGACCCTGACCGCCGCTGGCGAACGGGTTCAGCCAGCGACCGCGGTGCTGGCCGGCACTGGCGGGCTCACCGCCACCGCGACGCTGACCGCGGTCGACACCGGCCTCCTCGCCGCGGTCGCAACCCTCACCGGCGTCGGCGCCCGGGAGACCAGCACCACAGCCACACTGGCAGCCGTCGGGACCCTGACCGCCACCGCCACCGTGGTGCCCCCGGTCGTCTCCTCCCCGACCAGCACGCTCCGCACCACGTCCAGGCCACCCACGCTCTCCACAGCCTCCCGGCCCAGGACGCTCTCCACCGGACGACCACCGACCTGACCTCCTGGAGGCGCCCGTGCCCAGATACGTGTTCGGCGCCGGGGTGAACCTGGAGCACACCGTCTACGACCGGGACGGGGCGCTCACCGCCGGGGCCACCGTCGTCTTCACAGCCACCCCGGCGACCGGCAGTCCCGTGGTCCCCGCGGTCTCCACGCCGTCCACGGGCGTCTACCGGGCCGCCACGTTCGCCCCCGGGAGCACCGGCCAGTGGACGTACAGCGTGTCGGTGTCCGGCCCGGTCACCGACATCGTCTACGGGGCGTTCGCGGTGGTCGACGGGAGCACGCTCACCACCCCGCCCACCGGTGCGTACGCGAGCCAGGCTGACCTGTCCAACATCCTGTCCCCGCTGCCCGACAATGCGGACACCCTGCTCATCCGGGCAGCCCGGGAGATCGACCGGGCGCTCCTGTGCGCCGTTTACGACGTCGAGAACGCGGACGTCATCGCCGCACTCAAGCAGGCCTCACTGGAGCAGATCGCCGGCGCCCAGCAGGACGGCGACAGCACCGGCCTCGGCGGAGTCACCACCACGGCCACGAACTTCACCATCGGCAAGATCCAGGTCACGAAGGCGTCCGGCTCCACTACCCCGGTGCCGCGTACGAATGGGCTCGTCGACCAGGCGTGGCTCACCCTCCAGACCGCCGGGCTGACCGGGCAAGGCCCCGGAGAGCGGTGGGTGAACTGGTGACGTGGGAAGAGTTCGTCGCCGCCAACATCCCCGACGCGATGGCCACCGCGGTCACGGTGCAGCAGTACACCGGCTCCGGCGCCTACGGCGACACCTACGCGGACGCCATCGACCTCACCCCGTGCGTGATCGAGGACGTCCGCCGCGCTGTCGTCGTGCAGACCGTCGACGCGTACGGCAGCGAGCACCTCAGCAGCAGCACGGTGTTTGCACCGCTCAACCCCGAGATCAAGCCGGGCTCCCTCGCCGTCATCCCCTGGCGATCCCGCCCGGCCCGGATCATCGCCGTTGCCCGGCTGCTCGCCCCCGGCCTCGCCCTCCCCGAGCACCAAGAGCTGAGTCTGGAGTAGCCGGTGGACGTCGAGCGTGGCGACTCCTTTGAGCTGAGCTGGGACGACGACCGCATCCTCGCCGCACTCACAGGCGCCTCCATGGACGGCCTCGAGCTGGCCGCGGAACACCTGCTCCAGGTGTCCTCAGCTCTGGCCCCGTTGGAGGAGGGCGACCTCGAGCGGTCCGGCGAGGTCAGTACGGACGCCGACGAGCAGGCCGCCGCAGTCTCCTACGACCGCCCCTACGCCGCACGCCAGCACGAGGAGCTGACCTGGCGCCACGATGCGGGCAGGCAGGCCAAATATTTGGAGGAGCCCATGAGCACCGAGCGGGACACCATGCTCGCCCTGCTCGCCGGCCCGCTCCGCGACACGATCGGAGACTGAGGTGGCCACAGGCGACGGCTGGACCAGCCGGCTACTGACCGGCCTCGCCGAGCACCTGGCCGACGCCGACATCGGCACCTGGGACCCCACCGGCACCAGCTACGCCGACGACGACACAGCGATCGCCATCCGGGCCATCCCCGACCAGCCGGACCGCCTGGTGACGATCACCGCGTACCCGGTCGGCACCAACCTGCCTGGGCTGGCGGACCACCGCACCGGCGTACAGATCCGCCTCCGCGCGGGCCCGGACCCGCGGGACTGCGATGACCTGGCCGACGCCGTCTTCGACGCGCTCGACGGCGCGTCCGGTCTGGTCTGGGGCGATATCCCGGTCGTCAGTGTCAGCCGCACCTCGTACACGTCGCTCGGTCAGGACGGCTCACGTCGCTGGGAACGAAGCGAGAACTTTTTCGTGGATGCCATGCGGCCCACGGCGAACAACACCGACTAGGAGGCTCGCATGTCGACCACACCCACCACCCGCGTCACCGACCTGTCCCGCACACACCGACTCGACATCGACACCGCCACCTACCCCACGTCCTCCTACTTCCAGTTGATGGGCATCGAGGAGCTCAAGCTCGCCGAAACCGTCAGGACCGAGGACGACGAGGCGTACGAGGACGACGGCGCCGAACGGGATGCGGTGACCGGGTACGGCTGGCAGTTGGAGGTCAAGCTGGCCTACTCGACCACCCTGACCGGCTCGGCCATCGACACCCAGCACGCCTTCCTGCGGGCCAAATTCAAGGCGCTGCGTGCCGCATCGGCGCAGGCCTGCGAGTTCGGGGCGCGCATCTACAACCGCGACGGCCTGGACGACGGCCACTCCAGCGAGGGCCGGGTGTATGTAAAGGAATGGAAGCAGTCGGGCGGTAAGGGACGCCGGGTCATCGACATCGTCCTCAAGGGCCAGGGCGGCTTGAGCGACATCACCAACCCGGCAGGCTCTGCGCTCCCGGCGATCACCAGCCTGTCGCCGGCTACGGCCGGTACCGCCGCTGGTGGCCTGATCCAGATCTTCGGATACCAGCTCACCGGTGCGACGGCCGTGACGTTCGGTGGCGTGGCCGCGACCAACTTCGTGGTCGTCAACGACGGGCTGATCGTGGCGACGAAGCCCGCACTCACGGCTGGCACCCGGGACGCGGTCGTCACCACACCGGCTGGTGCCAGCCCGAACACGACCGCCGACGACCTGGTGATCAGCTGACGTGGCGACCAAGCTCGGCGCCCTCAACGAGTTCTTCTCGCCAGGGCTGGTGCTCACGGCCCCCGACCGCGACAAGGTCCAGCGGGAGTACACGATCCCGCTGGCGTCGGCCGAGCTCGGCCTGTGGTGCCGCACCATCGCGACCGCCCGAAGCCGGGAGGACGTCGACGAGGCGGACCTGCCCGAACTGCCGGGCAAGATGACCTTGGCTCAGCGGGTCCTCGGTACCGCCTACGACGAGATGGTCCGGGACGGCGTCCCGGACGCCTACATCGAGTTCTGCTCGGCGACCGCCTTCATCTGGATCAGCGTCGGCGAGACCGAGGCCGAGACCTACTGGCTGGCCGGTGGCGACCCAAATGTCCTGCGCCCGGGGAACAACCGGGCGGAGAAACGGGCACTGGAGCGGGCTGGCGGGACCAGTACGGCCGCGGACGGCGAGACGAAGCCACCGGCCTCTACGAGTGGTACGACATCCCGCCCGAGGCGCAAGAGCCGTCGGGGCCGGTAATCACCTGGGAGCAGCTGCTCTCCCACTGGGCGCTGATCGAGGCCGACCTCCACAGCGAGTACGGCGTGGACGTCGAGGACCGGGCGCTGATGCGTGCCCGGTCCTGGCGGTGGCTGCAAACCCGGATCGTGCAGCTGCTCAGCGAACCCAAGACCCGGATCGCCCGCGCCCTCCGGTCGCCTGCCGAGGAGCACGAGCCCGTCGACGACGAGTAGGAGGCCGGGATGGCACTCAAGCTGGGCGAACTGGTCGCCATCCTCCGCACCGACAATCGGCAACTGGAGAAAGGCCTCGACGACGGGCGGCGCAAGGCGCGGCAGACCGGCCAGGCGATGGAGGGCGACGCGGCCACCGCGGCGGCCGGCATCGCTCGCCGGTGGGGCGATGCCGGCCGCCGCGGTGGCGAAGAGTTCACCCGCGGCGCTGACGGCAGGTTGCGGGACGGACGCGGCCGGTTCGTGTCCGCTGGTACCGAGTTCGGCGACGCCCTGAGTCAGGGCATCGGCGCTGGCGCCAGGGTCGCGGTGGGCTCGCTGCAAGACGTCCAGTCGGGTCTGTCACAGGTGGCGGGCCCGCTCGGCACGATCGCTCCGATGATCGCGGGGGTCGGCGCCGCGGCCCTGTTTGCGGCGCCGGCGATCGGAGTTTTCGGTGGGATGCTCGGCTCGTTGCCCGGGATCATCGGCGGGCTCGGCGCGCTCACCGGCGTGCTGGGGCTGGGCTTCATGGGGCTCGACGACGCGTTCAAGAAGACCGGCGGCAGCGGCGGATCTGGTGGCGCGATGGTCGACACTGCCTACCAGATCGCCCAGGCCGAACGCCGGGTGCGCGACGCCAACGAAGAGGTGCTGGCCAGCCAGGAGAACCTGACCCGCGCCCGTCAGCGAGCCAAGGAAACCCAGGACGATCTTCGGCGGGCTGAGGAACGCGCGGCCGAAAACCTCCGCGACCTGGCCTCCGATCTGGAGGGCGCTCAGCTGTCCCAGGAACGGGCAGCCATGCGCGTCACCGAGGCCCAGGCCGAGTACAACAAGGCGTTGGGCAAGGGCGATCCGAAGGCGATCGTCGAGGCCGATCTGGCGCTACGGGAGGCCAAGCACTCGGCGAAGGAGGCAGCAGACCGGGTCGAGGATCTCGGCCAGGAGCAGGCCGAGGCGGCCAAGAAGGGCGTCAAGGGGTCGGACGAGGTCAAGGCCGCCCAGGAGCGCCACCGGGCCGCTACCGACGAGGTGGCGGCCGCCCGCAAGCGGGAGCGGGCCGCGGTTGAGGGCGTCGCCGATGCTGAGCACGCCCTGGCGCAGGCCCGGAAGTCCGGCGGTGGTGGCGGAGGTGGCGGTGCCGGCCAGGCGATCACGAAACTGGCGCCGGCCGCTGAGGCTGCTGTCCGGGCGATCAAGAAACTGAAGCCAGCGTTCGAGGAACTGCGGCTTCACGTGCAGGAGAAGTTGTTCGCCGGGGTCGGGCCGCAGATCACGAAGCTTGCGGACGCGTGGAAGGGCACGCTCAAGGAGCGGCTCGGCAGCATGGCCACTACGGTCAACGGGATCTTCCACACTGCGGCCGAGTCGGCATCCAAGCCCAAGTTCATCGAGAACATGAACACCGGGATGGCCGCCTTCGAGCGGCTGGTCGGAAAGGTCGGAGGGGCGCTGTCCGGCCCGTTCGTGGATGCATGGGGACGTCTGAGTGCGGCTGCTGCTCCGTTCATCGATGCCCTGGGTGACGAGTTCAGCGGGCTGATCAAGGACTTCTCGACGTGGATCCAGGAGGCCGACGACAGCGGCAAGTTGGAGTCGTTCTTCAAGACCGCAGCTGGGTTCTTCCGCCAGGTGATGTCCATCGGTAAGACCGTGGTCGGGATCGTCGGCGAGCTTTTCGGCATCATCTGGGGCAGCGCCGAGGAGAAGAATCCCCTCGATAGCTTCCAGGGCGCGTTGGAGAAGGTCCGTGCCTGGTTGGCGGATCCGGAGAACCAGAAGAAGATCCAGGATTTCTGGACGAAGCTGACGGACTACACCAGCAAGTTCATCGAGCTGATGGAGAAGATCGGTCCGATCGTCGGGCCGGTGATGACGGTGGTGGGTGTCGCCGTGGATCTGGCCGCCGAGAAGATCGAAGCGATCAAGAACGTGATCGGGGCAGTCGGCGACGCCATCTCCTGGGTCGGGAAGAACGCGCCGAAGTGGTGGCAGAAGGTGAAGGACGCGGCGGGCGCGGCCAAGGACTGGGTCGTGGGCAAGTGGGACGCCATGATGACCTGGTTCGAGAAGCTGCCGGGCAAGATCTCCAAGAAGGCGTCCGGCATGTGGAACGGCATCAAGACGGCGTTCAAGTCGGCGATCAACTACGTGATCGACGGCTGGAACGGCCTCAGCTTCGGGATCCCCGGCGGCAGCTTCATGGGCATGTCCTGGCCACCGATGCGCCTGGATACCCCGAACATCCCGCGCCTGGCTCAGGGCGGCATCGTGCCGGCCACACCCGGCGGACGCCTCGCCGTCATCGGCGAGGGCGGCCAGGACGAGGCGGTCATCCCACTCAGCCGGCTCCAGCAGATGCTCGGCCGCACCGTCCTGGAGCTACGCAGCAGCGGTTCCGCGGTCGATGACTTCCTCATCGAGATCCTGCGCGGCGCGATCAAGCCTCGCGGGGGCAACGTCCAGGTCGTCCTCGGCCAATAGCAGGAGGTGCCGGTGGACGCCCCGTTCGCAGCCCAGATCTACATCGACGGCACCTGGACGACGGTGTCGGCGCACACCGATGAGCCGGCCCGGATCACCGGTGGCCGCCAGAAGGACGCGGCGGTTGCCGACCCGCTCCTGTGCAGCCTCAAGCTGCGTAACGACGACGGCTCGCTGTCGGCGCGGAACCCGCGGGGCCCGTACTTCGGGCACCTGGGCCGGGCGGTCCCGGCGCGCGGGATCGTGCCCGACGACACCCACCTGTGGCTGCCCGACGACGACGCCTATGTCTCCACACCGGACCACGCCAGCCTGGACATCACCGGGGACCTGGACGTGCGCGCCGACGTGCAGCCGCTGCACTGGCAGCGTGAACTCGGCCTGCCGCTGGCCGAGAAGTACCTCACGACCGGCAACCAAAGGTCGTGGTCGTGGTGGGTCGACGACAACATGATCATGTGGCTGCGGTGGAGCTCAGACGGCACGTTCGCCGCCGTGATCGAGGTCAGCTCCACCGAGGCCATCGTGCCCGCCGGGGACGGCCGGATCGCTCTCCGCGCCACCCTGGATGTCAACAACGGGGCCGCCGGCCACACCGTTGTTTTCTACACGTCCGACACGATCAGCGGTTCATGGACACAGCTCGGTGACCCGGTCGTCACCGCGGGCACCACCAGTATCTTCGCGTCCACGGCCACGCTCGTGTCGGGTACCTCGCTGGCGCTGCCAATCGATCCGGTCGTCGGCCGGCTGCACGCCCTCCAGGTCCGGTCCGGCATCGGCGGAACGGTGGTGGCCAACCCCGACTTCACCGCCCAGAGCGTCGGAGCCACCTCGTTTGCAGACTCGGCGGGCCGCACCTGGAGTCTCGTCGGCGACGCCGAGATCCGCGACTTCGACTGTCGTGCCTCTGGTGAGATCGCGGACTGGCCTACCCGTTGGACCACCAGCGGGCGCAAGCGCTGGGCGTCCGTCGAGATCGGCGGCTGGCTGCGCCGTCTCAAACTGCCGAGCGAACCGGTGCGCTCGCCGCTGTTCCGCGAGGCCACCGGGGCCGTCAACCTGCCGCTGATGGTCGGCTACTGGCCCTGCGAGGACGGCTCAGAGTCCACGTCGCTGGCGTCCGGTCTCACCGGCGGCACCACCATGACGATCACGGGCAGCCCGAGCCTGGCCGCCTCCGACCGCATCCCCGGCTCTGCCCCGCTGCTCGAACTGGCCACCGGCGTCACCCTGACCGGTGTCCCGATCACGCACACCGGCACCGGTGTGATCGCCGTCCGGATGGTCGCCGACGCCCCGGTGTCCGGCTGGACGGCCGACGCGGTGCTCTGCGAGGTCCGCGCCGCGGGCAGCTCCGCCGTCCGCTGGGTGCTCGAGGTGTCCAACCTCGGCGGGCTGCGGATCCGCGGCCTGGACTCCACCGACACCGAGATTGCCGCCACCGGCTACATCAGCTTCGACGTTTTCGGCAGCCGCCAGATGATTGGTTGGCAGCTCACCCAGGTCGGGTCCGACGTCTACTGGCAGATGTTCACCCGGGTCATCGCCGACGACCTGACGGTGTCCGAGCAGGGTATTGACGGGACGTTCACGAGCCGCACGGTTGGCCGCTCGACGCAGCTGCGGATCGCCCCAGCCGGCAACCTCGACGGGGGCTCCGTCGGGCACATCATGCTCGGCACCAGCGCCACGCTGGCGGCCGGCATCGACGCGGCGATCGTCGGCAACGACGGCGAAACCGCTGGCCGGAGGTTGATCCGGTTCGGCGAAGAGTTCGACATGCCGGTCCGGATCATCGGCCACCCCGACGACACCGAGCGGATGGGCCCGCAGAAGGCCGGTACGAAGCTGGAGCTGCTCTCCTCGTGCGCGGCGGCGGACCGGGGCATCCTGTCCGAGGCCCGGGACGCGATGGCGTTGGAGTACCGCACCCGGATGTCGCTCTACAACCAGACGCCGAGAGCCGTCCTGGTGTACGACACGGAGGGCGAGAGCCCGCACCTGGAGCCGGACGATCCGACCGAGGACGTGGTCAACGACTACACGGCCGAACGCCGGGGCGGGTCCAGCTACCAGGCCCGGGAGACCGCCGGCCGGAACTCCGTCGCCGAGCACCCGGACGGTGTCGGACCCAGGCCGGGCGGCAACACCCTCGACCTGGAGACCGACGACCAGCTGCACGACGTCGCCTGGTGGGAGACGCACGTGGGCACGTGGGATGACGTCCGGATTCCGGTCGTCCGGGTCCCGCTGACCCGGCTCGTCGACGCGGGCAAGCCGGAGCTGGCGCGGGCGATCGCCGCGGCTGGGCCTGGTGACCGGCTGGTCATCACTGATCCGCCGCCGGATCTGCCGCCGGACCCGATCGACATCCAGATCCAGGGCTGGGCCGAGGTCATCCGCCCCAGGCGGCGCGAGATCACGTTCAACACCCTGCCGCACGGGCCGTGGGTGGTCGGGGTGGCCGGTGTGGACCTGGCCGACAGCGACGGCACCACCCTGGTAGATCCCCTGACCGCGGTCGCTGCGGGTGCGGTGGAGGCGGTGGACGTCGACGTGGTCGGCACCCCGTGGCCGCTGGACGCGGATGTGCCGTTCCCGATGTGGATCTTGCATCCCAGCGGCGCGAAGGCGGAGCGGGTCACCGTCACGGCGATCAGCGGCGCCACCTCGCCGCAGACCATGACCATCACCCGGGGCCTGGACGGCTACACCCTGGCCCACGACGCCGGGGCCGAGCTGATCATGTTCCAGCCGCTGCGCTGGGCCCGATAGGAGGTCTGCATGCCCATCCTCCCTGGCAAACCGGTGCGCCCAGCCGAGTGGGACGAACTCCAAGCCCAGCTCCCCAGGTCGAAGCGGAAGACCGCGTCGGATGACCGGAACTCCGGTAACTCGACGACCACGGTCGCCGATGACACCCACCTCGCCGGGATCGAGCTGGCGGCCGGCGACTACGTGATCACCGTCGCCGGCTACTTCAACCTGACGACCACGAACACCCAGAAGTTCAAGACCCAGTGGGGGTTTAGCGGGACGTGGAGCCCGGAGGTGCGGGCCTGCTATGGGCCGGGCCAGGCGGCCACGAGCGACCGGCAGAACGTGGCTGAGATGCAGCTCGGCGCCTTCGGTGCCACCCAGGACTGCGTCTACGACTGCGCCGTCTCGGCGGGCTGGACGTCCTTCAAGGAGACCGCCTACGTCAGCGTCACGGTGGCCGGGAACTGGTCACTGAAGTGGGCGCAGGCCTCCAGCTCGGCCAACAACACCTCGCTCAAGATCGGCACCTACGTGCTGATCGTCCCCGTGATCCAGATCTGACCCCGGAGGCCTACATGAGCAAGATCAGCTGGCAGGCGGTCGCCCTGACCGGCGTCCTCGGAGGCCTCGCCGTCGCCCTCGCCACACTCGCCGACTGGCAGACCGGCGACGTCATCGCCGTCACCGCGGTCCTCGCCGGCATCAGCGGCGGCGCCATCGCCGGCGGCGCGGCCGCGTCCGGTGTGGCACAACGCGTCGACGACCTCCATGCGGAGACCAGCGCGCAGACGCAGACGCTCCAGGTGATCGACCGGCGCACGAACGGCGAGCTGGACGCGAGGATCGAGGCCGGCTCGCGTGCGGCCGCGGACCTGGTGCTCGCCGAGCTGCGCGAGCAGGGGGTTATCCGGTGACCGCCGGGTGCACGTGGGTCAAGATCCTGGGCCGGTGAGGTGTCGGCGGAGTGCCGGAATGAAACGTTGCAAGATGACCTAGAAGAGCGGGGCCGGTGACCGGCCCCGCTACTCAGTGGCCCCGCGCCTGGCGGATGCCGGCCAGGATGGCCCGGCCCACAGCCGCAGCCGCGGCGCCGTCCGCGTCGTCCAGGCCGCGGCTCTCGGGCTCGCGCGCCAGGCTGCGCAGGTCGGCGGCGTCGATGATGTCCTCCAGGGCGCCCGCGGCGGCCGGGTCCAGGGTGATGATCAGGCTCCCGGTGGCGGGGTCCACGGTGACGGTCACGTCGATCATGGGTCTCTCCTCTGTCTCGTTGGGGTTGGGTGGGGGCCGGCCTCCCGGCCCCCGGTGCGCTCACCTCCAGCGGACCAGCCCGATCACGTCGTCGCGGCGGAGCGGGATCTGGCAGGCCCGCTCCAGTTCCGTGTGCTCGTTGCGGGCCGGGTCGTCGCTGGCGTTGAAGCCCTCGCCGGCCCGGAACAGGTGCCGGATGCCCTCGGCCGCCTCCTCGATGGTCAGGTCGGCGCGGTCGAAGATCTCGACGGTCTTCATCCAGCCCTCGTTGCCCTGGCTCTTCCAGGTGCCGTAGGCCCGGCGGATGATCTCGGCGGCCTTCTCGGCGGTCATCTGGCGCATCTCGTTCTCCCTGGCGTCTCGCTTGCTGATGGAATAACTGTACCACAGAAAGTCAGGCAAGGAGGTGGGCGGGAGTCCCCTTTTTGGGGGACAGAAAATAGCTGTTCTTGTGGTACGGTAAAGGCATGAGTGAAGAGCAGGAGCAGCCACGGCGCCGGGGGCGCCCGGCCACCGGCGTCACGCCCAAGCGCAACGTCCGCATCGGCGAGACCTGGGAGCAGGGCGAAGGCCTTGCCGCCCGGCAACGCCTGACCATGACGGCTTACGTCGAGGAGGCGCTGCGCCGCCACAACGCCTACGTGGATCGGTTGCTCCGCAAGGCGGAGGGCGGATGATCCTCCCGGCGCCGGATCCCGCAGCTCCGTTCGTGGTCTACACCGTGCACTCTGCTGCCGACGAGTTGCTCTACGTGGGCGTTACCGGAGACCTGCGAAAGCGCATGTACGTCCACAAGTGCAACCGTGTCTGGTGGGCGCCGGACATCCAGGTCTCAGTGGAGAAATTTTCCTCATCGATAGCCGCCGAGGAGCGCGAGAAGGAGCTGATTGATCAGCTGAAACCGCCGCACAACCACCCGCGCGGCGTCGCAATTTGGGTCAGCGGAGACCTTCGCCGCGCGGCAGAACAGGCCGCGGCTGACGAAGGCATCTCTGGCCAGCAGCTCGTCGAGCGTGCAGTTCGACGTGAGATCCAGAGATTAAGTGCTGCCCCCGTTCAGGCGTGAGGCGATGCCCTCCGTCACCAGGCCTTAGCGCCTGGTGACGGAGGGCACTTCTTTCGTGTGCACGGCATCGGCCAGCGGGGTATCTGAGCAGTACCGTCGATATTGACCGGTCCTTACACCCCGACGTCCGCACCCCCGCCCACAGCCCAGGGGAGCACCCATGCCCGCCACCATCGGCGAGAACAACAACATCGGCGCCCAGGTCGCCTACTGGCGGCAGAAGCGCGGGAAGAATCAGCGCGTGCTCGCCGGCCTGGCCGGCATCAGCCAGCCCTACCTCAGCAACATCGAGCGCGGCATCAAGGCGGTCAACACCCGCGGCACCCTGGCTGCCCTCGCCAACGCCCTGGACGTGTCCATCGCGGACCTCACCGGTCGGCCCGGCGATCCCACTGACCCGACCCATGCAGCCGCCGCGTCTCACGTGCCGGCCATCCGCGAGGCGCTAATCCGCCGCGAGGTTGGCGAGCTGACCGAACCGCATCACGACGTCCGCGACCTGATGATCGCGGGTGGCCGGTACGACTTCGCGGCGGTTGCCCCGCAGCTGCCGTCCATGCTCGGAGGCCTGCGCGGGGGTGATCTGGTCCAGGTCGCGCACGTGGCGACGTACACCCTCAAGCATCTGGGGCACCCGGACCTGGCCCGCGACGCGGCCCGCTTGGCGGTGGCCGAGGCGCGCGAGTTGGGCGATCCGGCCTGGATCGGGATCGCCGAGTTCGTGCGGATCCTGGCCATGCCGCCGGAGATGCCCGGCGCCCCGACCCGGCTCGCGCAGCGCGTGGCCGACGAGATCCAGCCCCACATCGGCGATCCCCAGGCCCGCCAGGCGTACGGCATGCTGCACCTGCACGCCGCTCTGAGGGCAGCCGTCGACCGGCGGGGCGAACTGGCGCACGATCATCTCCGCGAGGCCGGTGACGCTGCGGAGTCCCTCGGCGAGCCCGAAGACCTGGGCCTGGCGCGGTTTGCATTTGGGCCGACGAACGTGGGCTTCTGGACGGTTGCCGTCGAGCTGGAGCTCGGGGAGCCGCACCGGGCGATCGAAGCCGCCGACGAGGTCGCCCCCGGCCGGCTCCCGATCGCGAACCGGCAGGCACCGTACTTTGCTGACGTGGCCACCGCGCTGTCCCAGGTCGGCCGGGACCACGAGTCGATCGCGATGATGTTGCGGAGCGAAGCCGCAGGTCCGCAGTGGTTCAGGTTGCGGCCGACGGTGCGGGACACCGTCGGCGCTGTCGTGCGGCGTACCAAGAGGAACGCGATCACGAAGCCGATGCGTCATGCCGCGGTCGCGGTGGGGCTGTCCGACCTGGTCAAGGACTGATAGCCGGTAGTTATCAACGCACCTGGTGTGCGCTCGTAGCGTGCCATCCGCGACGGCGTCTCGATCGTATGGGCGCGAGGTGGTGCCGTCGCTGCGGCGGTGGGCCCCGGACGCCCCAGATCATGGCCCGCCGCCGCCCCCATCTCGACGGTGGAGGCGGCCATGACGGCATGCACAGCCCGATCAGGTTTCAGGGTCCTCGGCGATCCGCAGATTCGGATGCTGCGAGATCCACTGCTCGACGTCTTCGATCAGCCACACCTGGACGCCGCCAGGGAGCACGTCGAACGGCTCCGGGAAGTTGCGCCGGCGGTCGTTGGTGACCTGGAGCGCGTACTGGCGGGTGACGCCCAGCCTGCGCGCGATGTCGCCCGTCGTCCACAGCTTCCGTGCCCTCGCCACGGTGATCACCGTAGGCACCATCGCAGTCGACAATGGACGCTACCAGCGTGTTTACCATCGACAACTGCTGAGGTAGCCTCGGTCGCACGGGTCGTGGCCCGCCATGTGGGCGTGGTGTCGCTGCGCCCGTCGGCGGCGGGCTGTCCAGCCCGCGTGGCCCGGCCCGCCGCCGCCCCTCCCCCTGCGTTCCCCACCCCGCAGACACGGCGGAGGTGTCCGGCATGACCACCTACACCCTGAGACATGGACCCCAGCGGCACATCCTGCGGCCCTGGCGGCTCGACTGCCGTTGCCGGTTCGAGGTCTACCCCTGCCCGCCCGTCCGGCTCGGTGTCGTCCAGCCGGCCGTTCGGACCCGGTGGACGTGGTGACCGCGCACGAGCCGGCCTGGCCACGTGGCCTCTGTGTCGGCTGCGGGCAGGTCTGGCCGTGTGAGCCCGCGGTGGCCGAGCTGGTCGACGAGCACGGCACCGGCCTACCACTCGCTGCCGCGCTGTGGGCGATGTTCGACCAGGCCGCGCAGGCGGTCCCTACCGCACCGGCCCTGGCGCTGTACGAGCAGTGCATCCGCCGCCCGCTGCGCTACGTCGCCCGGCTCACGGCTGGGGCAGGCCGATGAGTCTGCCCCGCAGCGGTGACCTCGTCCACATCACCAGGGCGGCGAGCGTTCAGTTCGTCTACCCGTTCCTGTTCCGGATCATCCGGGTCCACAACTGGCCGACCTACGAGGGTTGGGTGTGGCTGGACGGCTACGAGCTCGGCTCGGACGGCAATGCGGTCGAACGGCGCTCGATCTTCGTGCAGATCGCCGGGTTGCGCCATAGCGTCGCCGACCGGGCGCGGAACGGCGGCCCGGTCAACGGCCGCCAGCGCGCTCCTGGGCCGCGGCAATCGCCCGCTTCGCCGTCGACTCCGAAACGTCAAACGCAGCCATGATCTCGCGGACGGCGTCGGAGTAGCGGCACCGGATCCGGATCAGCCGGTCGGCCATCTCCTCCCGCGTCTCCTCCTGCTCTTCGTCGGCGTCCGGCTCCTCCTCGTCGCCCTGGTCGGCGTGCGACTGGCCGCGGACGAGGACAGAGCCGTCGGCCATCCGGATCCGCCGGGCCCAGGGCGGCCCCCACTCGTCGGGTTCATCCTCGGTGTCAAAGTCGGTGTCATCCGGGTCAGGTTCACGCGTTTCCCCTGGTGTCACCCGGGATCGGCGGGCCCACGGTGGGGTAGGGGAGGGGCCGTGCTGATCCATCCACGCCTGGTGCCCGCCGATCGCCAGCACGGCGACCAGGGCAGCGATCAGCATGGCGATCAGCCAGCCGAAGCCCTCGTCGGTGCCGGCGGCCGGAGCGGCGGCGAGCAGCATCATCAGTTGCCTCCCAGGAGCAGCCGCGGGATCGGGGACATGATGTCGGCGAGCAGCTCGTTGGTGCCCTGGGTGAGGTCGCCGACCCAGGCCACCGGCACGTCGCCGAGCAGTCCGAGGACGATCGCGACGATCCAGAGCCGCCAGTTGATCGCCCACACGCCGCTGGGCGGGAAGTTGATGGTGGCGATCCTGCCCAACCTCGCGGAGAACTTGGCCGGGAGGATGGCGCCCAGACCGTATAGCCAGACGGCGAAGACCAGGATGCCGAGGACCGCGCTGGCGCTGGCGCCGCCGATGTACGCGCCGCTGAGGATCGGCTGGTCGAGCGCCCATTCCAGGAACCCAGTCAGGCGCTGAAACGTCCAGTGGTCGGCGGTGCTGTTGTTGAAGCCCTCGTACACGGCGGGGATGGCCATGAGGAATGCGAGCCGGTCCCGCAGCCAGTTCGGGCCGATGCTGATGTAGTCGATGGCGATCGCGAGTAGGAGGAGCACGGCGACGCCGGTGGGGCTCATCTCGTGGGTCACAGGATCAGCCCGCCCAGGTGGTCGTAGACCTTGACCTCGCTGACTGCACACCACAGCTCCAGCCGCGGCGTGCGAACCTCTTCGTTCTCCAGCGCCAGGGCCAGCTCGATGCCCTGGGCGAGGAGGCCGGCGACCATCAGCGGGAGGGCCGGGGAGTCGAGGTCGACCATGTGCAGGATCTTGTAGCGGTGCAGGACCTCGTGTTGGCCGTCGAAGATGCGCATACGAACGGCTCGGCGCATGGGGTGGCTCCTCAAGGCTGTGAGCGCACGAGGTGCGCGAGTGCGGCGCCCATGCCGAGGACGGCGACGGGGATGCAGGAGACGATGGTGGTGATCCACCACGGGGCCGCGGTCCAGCCGGCGGCGGCCATCTGGTGGTAGGCGACCTGGCCGGCGGCGCCGAGGATGAGGCTGCCGATGGCGGACCAGCGGGCGAAGGTGAGGGCCTGTCCCCAGACCAGTCCGGAGAGCCACACGTAGAGCGCGAACGCCGCGTAGGTTTCCAGGCCGATCGGGAGCGTGATCGCCGTGTTGATCTGGAGCTGGTCGGCGCCGGGGATGCCGGGGAAGGGCTTCACGACACCGAAGCCGGTGAGCCTGCCGAGGTCGACCCAGCCCGCCCAGATCGCGACGAAGGCGGGCAGGATCAGGCCGATGATCGGCCACGTCCGGACGGTCTTCCGGGCGGGCTGAGGCGGCACGGCTACGTCGATCTTCGAGACCGTCTCCGAGGTGTCCGGCACGACGGCCACGATCGGTGCCACGTTGGGTTCCGCGGGTGGTGCCGGGTGCCGGCGGGACGGTGTGCGCAGCGGCCGGGGTAGAGGCCCCCGTGCCTGCACACGGCGCATCGCGGCTCGCATGCCACGCCGCCGCTTGGCCCGCCTGTGCTCCCGCTCGGACGTCAGCTGGTCGTGGATCTGGGTGGCCGTCTCCCAGCCCACCGAGAGCATCCGTCGCAGGGTGCTGCGTGCCGGTACCGGGCCGGTGCCGATCTTGGCCCGGGCGCGGTCCAGGGCGGTCTCCGGCGTGCCGGGGATGGTGTCGGTCGACATGCGCCCCATCATGACACAGGTGAGACGGGTGAGACAGTTTGAGATCGCACGGGTGGGTGAACGATCACGGCGGGCGTCCCGGCCGATACGATCGGCGCATTCGGCACAGGTGCGACAGGGTGGGGGCGTGGATGGCGGACGGGCCAGACCTGGAAGCGCGCGTCCGTGGTGGCGAGTGGCTACGCCCCGGTCAGGCGGCCCAGCTGCTGGGCACGTCCAGGGCGACCCTGAGCCGGCGCCTGGAGGACGGCACGATCGGCTGGCGGCTGAACGCGTCCGGCAAGCAGCGCCTGTGCGACCCCCGCGACCTGATCAGGCTGCTGGAGCAGTCCCGGGAGGACCGTCGCGGCTCGATGCCCGACCTGGAGACGCGACTGCGCCCCGGGCCGTGATCGGTCGGCACCGGGGCGCAGTCTTGGGTGTGGTCAGGATCGGTCAGGCGTCGTCCGAGAGCCGGTGGGTGTAGCCATCGGCGAACCCGTCGGCATAGTTGTCGGCGCTGGCGTCTGCGCCGGTGAGTCGGTCCGAGACGCCGCACAGATACCCGTCCACGTAGCCCTCGTCGTAGTCCGCCAGGACTCGGTGGCCGCGGCTGGCAGCCGTGCTGTGCCGCCAGGCCAGATAGGCGGGCCAGGACGCCAGCACAACGGACAAGAACAGCCAGCTCAGGCCGCGAACAACTCTGGCCGATTCGAGGTGGCAGGCCCACAGGGCAACGGACGCTCCGGTGGCTGCGAAGAGTCCGGCCTGGATCCACTTCGCGGTCCGTTTTTCGTGGCGGGGCGTGTCCGCCGCAGTTGCGCGCTGATCCTCCGGTGATCGTGGTGACATGCGTTTTCCCTCGTCCCGATTGCGGCTGTTCTCCCCCGGCGACGACCCCTCGTTACCTGCGGAACTTGAACCCTAAAACGGTTCAATGATCGTCTGGATCATTCGCACGATCCTCGATCTAATCCGGCCGGTGCATGATTGAAAACGGTCGACCTAATCCGTTCGAGGGACACTACGCATCCGGGCGTCGTTAACGGCGCGGATCCCGGCTTGTCTAAAAACGATCGCCTCTGGCCGCCTGCCGATGCGCAGCCCTGGCCCGATCATCGGCGGCGGAAGCCGCGTACCGACCAACCATCTGCCGTGACTTCCAACCCGCCAGCCGCATCAGGTCCGTCTCCTGCCCGCCAGCAGCCAACCAATCGTTGGCGAAGCTGTGCCGGAACCGGTGCGGATGCACATCCGGAACACCAGCCTGGATGCCGCGACGCTCCAGCATCTGGGCCAGTCCCGACTCGGTCATCCGCCCTTGTCGGCCCAGCCAGAGCGCGCTGCTCGTGCCGGCCTTCGGATGCTTGGCCCGCGCCCGCACGTAGCGGCGAAGAGCGTCCGAGGTCTTGGAGCCGAACGGCACCGAGCGCCGGCGGCGGCCCTTGCCCAGGACCTGGACGACATCGATCTCCCAGTCGATGTCGTCCAGGTCCAGGCCGGAGATCTCGCCGAGCCGCACACCGGTTTCGATCAGTATGCGCAGAATGGCGTTGTCCCGGCGCGGTTCGAATTCGGGACCTTTGCAGACGCCCAGCAGGCGCCGCAGCTCGTCGTCGGTGAGCACCGGGACCGGCTGTTCCGGCACTGCGGGTGGGCTCATTCGTTCCATCGGCGAGCGGGTGATCTCCTCGTCGTCGAGCAGCCATTTCCAGAACTGCTGCAACGAGCGGTAGTGCTTTGCGGCGGTTGCGGCCGATAGCCGGTCCAGCATTTCGGCCAGGAATGCCTCGATATGTTCCCGGGTGACGGATCCGACGAGGGTCGGCCGTCCTTCCCGGGCCAGCCACTCGGCAAGGTTCAGGGCGCAGCGCCGGTAGCTGGCGATCGTCTGCGCCGACCGGTTTCTCGCCTTCAGGTGGCGTTCCCAGTCCGGGATCAGGGTGCGGATGTCGTCGAGGTCCAGGGGCTCGCTCGGTCCTGTAGCAGGATTCAC